TTAATCTTTAAGATTATTGCTGCGGGTACTAAATTTTCTGTTGACATAACTATTAAGTTTTTTATTGACACCGCAAATATAATACTTTAATTTAAACTGCAAAAGAAAAGCCGGAAAATTTTCCGGCTTATTCATAGATTTGTTTTACTGCAACTTAGTATAAGTTAATGTCCAGTACATAACTCTCATGTCATGGGGATTTGTACTAGCCAATCGGGTCGCCCTAATAAACCCATTCTTCAACAGGTATTCCCCTAGTCGTTGAGCTGCATTGTGTTGCTCATGTTCCAAATACTTAGCATAACAGGCGTCACCCTGCAACTGTTTAACCATCGGGTCTGACATTGCTGTTACTTGCACTTGATTCGCTGTGTATATAACCCTCTCCACTGTTGTCCTTTCTATTGGATAAGGGCTGTCAATGTCATTATGCAAAAATCGTGGGACAGGGTGCTCAACATTAAAGAAACTTAGTTGCTGTACCGACATATCCGGATACGTGATAAAATTATCATCCAACTTTTGCGGTGGTGTGGCTAGCTCTGTCAGTATCGGAACCAACTTTTCTTTCAACAAACGATAATCGTTAATCACTTCGTCCACTCCGGCTTTGTATCCGGTTGTGTACATTTCTTCAAGCGGTGCGTCGCTTAACAATGTTTTAAAGGCAAACTTAATTCTTTGCCACAAATTTTTCTTAAAATACATAATCTTCTTTTTATTTAGTTTCTTTATCAGGTGCTTCCCTAATTAAAGCCTCAACCAAACGTTTATCGTCTGCGTTCAGCTTAGTATATTCTACTACGGTGGTATAATGTTTAATGCCAAACCGTTTCTCTAATTTACGCAAATAAAGCCATGTATATCCATTCAGGTTATCCACAAAATCAACATGTGTCGCACCCCATTTATTAGGTGCAATCGGAATATAATCACTAAAACTGTTATACCCTTTATTGGTGCATAGCTGTGCTATTTCAGCGGCTAGCAACGCTCTTTTCTGTTTCTTTGCCATATTCAATCAATTTATTTTTAGTGGTACGCTATTTAAAGCACTTATAATATCCTTTTTGTAGGAATAACTTTTGGCAATAATCACGCCCCGAAAAGCGTTTGCCTTTATCTTCCCCCATTTTTCAACCACCTCATAATCTTTGCGGTCAAACGGGTTGTTAAACACCCTCCACTTCCCAAATTGGTACAAGCGAGCTTCCCAAACCGAAGAACCCGTCCTGCGATTAGAATGACGTAGGCACTTCAAACGTATCGTTGGGGTTAATTCAACTTCCAATTCTGTGCTCGTTGAATTAATAACCTGAAAATTTTCAACAGTTGGCTTCATAATTATTCCTCCGTTTTATTTTTACGTCCACTTAAATAAATCTTCTTGTATTTCGCAATATTAGCCTGAAATTGGGCTTTACATTCGCTACTCTGTACCATTCCCTCGTAACGTTCAAAAATGTCTTTAAAGTCCAGCAAAACACATTTATCGTCCAACATCTGGTTCATAATTTTCAGTTGTTTCTTGCTCACCCTTTCGGCTTTCGCCATACTTTCGTAAAACCCCCGTTTAAATTCATTACGGAATTTTACGCCTGCATAAGCGTTCAAAAACGCTTCCTTTATTCTGTTGGCTTTTGCCACCCAAATGTCCAACCCGTACACTTCCCACATAGTTTCTTTAATAGCGGGTTTCACAACATTTGCCATACAGCCCCAACCAATACCGTCCGTATTGTTATCGCTAATAACCGCTCCACATATCATACATCTGTTATGTTCCATAATTCAAAAGTTGTGCGGGGCTTGCGCCCCACGGGTTATCATTTAAGTTCGTAAACGTTTTTGCTGTCAGCGCAAACTACATAAGTCGGTAGGGTTTCATTACGCCATAAAGCACAAACAATATTTTCTACTTTGCTGCGGCTTGTATAAAAGTAAATACCACGTATTTTGTTCACATACTGTAAATCGTTAATGCTTTGCCCATGTTCCGTAATAAGTATTTGGCTAAATTCAATACTTTGAAATTCTACTATGCCGTCTAAAGCTGTGCTAATAGTTGCAATGTCTTTTGCGAAAGTTCTTTTGTTATTTACTGTTGTTGCCATAATTTTGAATTTTTAATGAGTTATTGTTTATTGACACTACAAAGGTAGTCATAATTTTTGAAATAACAAGACTTCACCGGACTTTTTCTAAGATTTTTCTAATAATTTTCTTTTGACTACCTTTGTGGCGTATATACATCAACTTTTTAAAATGTACATTATGAAAGTAAACATTGGATTAACATCAGAGGACATAGCTAAAAGTCTTGTCCTGTTGAACGGCTTATTAGCCGACCACTTTACCCTGTTGCTAAAAACATGGCAGTTCCATTGGAACGTTATTGGTTCTTCTTTTGGCAGCTATCACGAAGCTATGCTGAAACTTTATGAAGCCGAAATTGAACGTGTTGATGACGTTGCTGAACGTGTGCGGGCTTTAGGTGGCAGACCGCTCGGTAGTATGGAAGCTATGTTACAGGCAAACCACATTCAGGAGTTTGAAATGTCTCAGCCACTCCCGACGGACATGGAAATGTGGAAAATTATTTCTGCCGACTGGGACACGGTAATTAGACGCATCCGTGAAATTCATGACCAAGTGCCACCCGCTGACCAAGGAACCTTAAATTTCCTTGAGGACATGATTGAAAGCATGGAAAAAGAAGCGTGGATGAACCGTAGTTATAACGAAATGCGGTAAACAAATCGGGGAGCCAAATGGCTCCCCTTATTTTAATAATGATAAGCTAATCTAAACCTAACTGGAAGTTCTATTTCACTTGCATCGTTTATATTGCGAAGCCAAAAGCGATAATTAGAAACAGTTAGTTCTTCAAATGTAGCCCCCTCCATAAAACGGAAAGAAATAAACTGACTGTATTGGTCTTTACTTACTGTCATCTTAGTCTTAGTACCGTTGTCTTTACTGTAATACATATCGTATTCTCGGTTATTTATGTTACTTCCACCACTCGGTATGATAACACTATTAATCACCGAAATACAAATAGTTACATTAGGAGCTGTTCCTTCCGTGGCTATCTTATTATTAGCTGTACAATCCACCAAGAAATTATAAGCTCCAGCCGCAAATTCTTCTAGTTCTAAGGTTGTTGTAATTTTCAACCCCCATAAGTCATTGTTACTTGAAACGGTTGGACTTAAATAAAATTGCGGAATAATGGTATTCCCAAACTGCAACGCTTCAACCTCTTTTAATACTTCCCCGTCAGCATTAAAATTCAAAGTTGTCGTACGACTAGCAAAGTTTAAATTAGGGTCAGCGGTGACCGTTACCGTTCCGCTACCCCCCCCCCGTATCAGGAGAAACATTAAGAAAATCTTTCTTCATAATTTTGATATTTAATTAGACGGGCACTATACCCGTCTTTCTATTATTTCTTTTTACGAGCCGCCCGTCTTTCTTTGCGTCTCTGCCTTGCAGCTAATTCGGCAGCCGTTAAGTCTGCCTCTTCTGCCTCGGCTTTCGCCTTATGACGTGCTACACTCTCTTTTATCTTACCTTTTATACGCATTCCCTTCTTCTGTTTGCGTGCATTGTAATCAATTTCAAATTCCTGTGTAGGTTCTTCCTCGTCAACAGGTTCAGCCGCCAACACTACACCCGTATCACGCAATTCCATATCAGGGCTGTCAGGTGTAATAACGTTCGCTTTCCCGTCTTCGGTATGTTTCGCCCGCCTCATGTTCTTTAATTGCTCTAAGAGCTTCTTACGGGTATTTTCTGCCTCGTTATTTGCAACTTCTTCGGGCTCTTCTATAATTTCCGCTATCGGGGTAAAATCGTTCACAAACTGTTTGCTCTGTTTTTCCATTGCACCCCAATCGTACTGTTTGATAAGTGCGGATGGGAGTTGCACCTGTACACCGTCCATGACGTTGCCATTAAACCCGTTGAATTGTGAATACCAACTGTTAGCAAGTTGTGCGATTAAAACGGCTGGATTCAACCCTGCTTTTGCGGCTGTAAGACCAACGACAAGCGCATTAATAGACATTTGCTTCATTACCGACATAACATTCGTTTCTGCCTGTATGGTCGCATTAATGTCTATCTTGCCATCTACGGTCATCTTTATTTCGTTCCCCTTAACTTCTTTGCGTGCCTGCTCAATAATGCGAAGTATCAGGTTGCAATAGTCTACATTGCTACCACCACACGCTCGGTTCTTTATTTCAACCTCTACTAGCATCTGGTTCAGCACTTCCAGACGCCCCGTTTCAGTGGCGACCCGAAAGTCTTTGTTCTGCAATACGTATTCAGCCCGCCTGCGAGTAACTAAATCACGGTGTTCAACATAGAACTTCTTTAATTCGTCTTCAGGTATCTTTATACGGTATTCTTTCGCCATTATCTTGGCAACGTCCGCAATAGTGTAAAACTTGCCAAATAGCTCCAAAATATTCCCCGTATAATCCACTATATTACGAGGGCGGTGAGTTCTTTTGCCGATAGCCTTGTTTAGCTCCTTGACTAAACGTTGGTACTCACGTTCGTATTTTAGGTACTGCAATCGTTTTGCATTAACACTACGCACGTCAGTAACACTTCCGCCTGCCGCCTTTACAATAGTCCCTGGATTAACTGTTTGCTGGAAGTCTATTTCAATACGTTTTTCTTTGTCTTCACCCTCAAACAACACTACTTCGTAATAACGTTTAGGGGTCAAGTCACGCTCTTCCTTAGCCCATTCAGACGCCACCCATAAATCCTTTATCTCATCAGTAGCATCCAATATATAGTCAGGCGCATTGTGCATAATGCGCTCAATGTCTTCTTCCTGTATCAGTCTTTTTTCTTCTGTCATATCATTTTGTACAATAACAGCCGCACTTCATTAGGGACGACACTGCCTGCCATTCTGGTTTCCCTTTAAATTCTTCAACAAATTTTGCCAAACAAGGCATTTTATCCGTTGAAGCCGTACCGCTCAAAATTCCATCTTTACAGCATAAATATGCAATGTTTCCACCCATTTCGTTATAAATGAATACCCCAAAGGAATACTCCTGAAAGGTTATCCCTTTAAATTCCCTTTCTAAAGCATTTAACAGGTAATCTGATGGAATACCGTTTGACGGGTGTTTCAACAAATGTTTTCTCATTCGCCTGCAAGCAAATCTCTTTCTATTCTTTTTCCACCACATTAACAAGCCCCCTAAAGCTATCACCGTGGCAAAGAAAACAACGTGTAAAATGTGAGCATCCATATTTTTAATATTGTGCCCGTGCGCATTGCACGGGCTTTAATTTACCAATCGTCTTCATCATAATTGCCTCGTTCAAACAAGGTAATATCAGCAATATCCACCCACCACCACTCTTTCGCTGTGGCGGCTTTAAATAGGTGAGGAAACTCCGCCCTGCGAGGACGGCACTCTTTTATTATTACTAGCGTATTTTCCGGAAATCCGTGTAGGCTAGTATTGTGCCGGATGCGGCAAATGTCGCCTTTCCGAATGGTTTTTTGGCTCATGGTTAACTCCCTTTCTCATCATTACTAGCTGCCATTGCACATGAAGTATTGAGGAATTGAATTGCAACCGACGTAGCGTTCTCAAGCGTCAAGCGTGCCACCTTTGTCGGGTCAATAATTCCTGCATCATACATATCACAAACTTCTTCCTTTATAGGGTCATAACCGTGCATCCACGGTTGAAGTTCCATATCCACTTGAATACGTACTGCGTTCGCACTAGCATTTTCGCATAATTGACGGAACGGGTAACGCAAAGCCTCAGCCACTACACACCATCCAGCTCTGAAATCGGCTGGTTTTTCATTCAAGTCTGCAAGTTGGTGCACAAGCATTTCAGAGGCACGAAGCTGAATTGTGCCGCCTCCCGGAACGTACCCCTCTTCCAATGCTGCACGAGTTGCGGCAATAGCATCATCAACACGGTCTTTCCGTTCCTTCATTTCTACGTCACTGTCTGCGCCTACATAAATAACAGCCGCACCACCTGTCAGGCGTGCAATACGTTCACGGTACTTTTCAATGTCAAAAGCGTTCGTACTGTCGTCTAATTGGTGCTTAATTGCGGCTACCTGTGTATTTACCTCATCTGGCGAACCTGCGCCCCCTGTGAGTATAGTACGAGTGCTATTTACCACAACACGCTCACACTCACCAAGCCAATCCACGCCAATTTCTTCTACACGATTGCCATACTCTTCTCCGATTACGTGTGCGCCAATCTTAACGCCCAAATCCATAATCAAATCCTTTTGCATCTGCCCATATCCCGGAGCTTTAACGAAACAGGCTTTCAGTCCATTGGCTTGTTTAACATTCTGCACCAAGAAATTCACTACGTCGTTAGACGCATTAGGAGCAACAACCAAAAGAGAACGGTGACTATCGTACACCTTGCGACATACACCCAATATTTCATCGGGGTAGTTTATGTTTTGCCCAAAGAGCAAAATGTATGGTTTGTTCAGTACACATTCTATTCGTTCGGGGTCAGTCACAAAATACGGGTTCAACAGCCCCTTTTCCCATTGGAAGCCTGTCGTCACCTCTACGGTGGTTTCGCTCTTGCTACTTTCTTCAACAGTAATTACTCCGTCGTTGCCTACTTTGCCAATAGCTTCAGTGATAATAGCCCCAATTTCCTCATCACCGTTGGCACTTATTGTCGCAATCTGTCTGATACGCTCAAAATCGTTTTCACCAATTTCTTTGCTCATCTGTTGCATAAACTTCACGGCTTCGCATTTAGCGGCTTCAATACCCTCTTTAAAACGCTGTGGATTAGACACACGGGCTAATGTTGCCATCCCCTCTTTCATTAATGCACGGGTTAAAATGGTGGCTGTCGTAGTGCCATCCCCCGCCTCATCACATGTTTTTGCAGCAACGGTCTTCACAAGCGTCGCACCCATACGCTTCATCGTATCATCCGTATCGTAGGCACGGGCAACTGTCACACCGTCTTTGGTGATGTGGGGTATTCCATAGCCTTTATCCAGGATAACCGAGTGCCCTTTTGGTCCGAGCGTGGACGACACTGCATTTGCCAACTCTTCAACCCCCTCAAACATTTTCTTTCGGGCGTCATCATTAAATAAAATCTGTACGTTCATAATTATTTAATCGTTTTTATTTTAATACGCCCCACCAACTTTCATCAGCGGGGCTTTTCAATTATTCTTTACGTCGTGGTGTAAATTCACAAGCTCCACCCGCACAAGCTGTCGCAATCTCACTGCCTGCTTGTTTCAGTGGCTCTTCCCATACAATCCCGGAGTAATCAACAGGTTTCATCCTGCAAATCAACTGCCATTTGTGAAAGGCGTTTACGTGCTTCAAACAATAGGCGGTCTTTAAACGGTCACCCTCCATATATTTGTCAGCAAAACTGTTGAACCTGCGCACCCATTCAAGACGTTTCACAATCCTACGTTTCAAATAGTCAATTACGCAATTCACATCGCTAAAACACACCCCGTCAATATCTACTAAAAACTTGCCGTCCTTAATATTATCTGTAATGTATTTAGCAATGTCTGCATCAGTAAGAGTCAGTAAATTAGGAGCTAAGCCTGTTGCAGCGTTGCAGCCTTCCCAAACGTCCTTAAAGACATCAGCTGCATCCACTATTAAACCACTGGACAGAATTGCACCTGCACCGTATCGTTCAGCCAATTCCACCTCGTCAAGAACTTCGGTGTATGGTGCTTGAGGGTAATCCAAATCACCGAATGATGACAACAGGCTAATTCCGCCAAACTCACCACGGTGTTCCCACAAAAATTCACGTACTTCATCCCACTCGTCCGGTTTTACCGTACAAGTATTAGAAACATTCATACGTAGCGTTGGATTTTCTTTAGTGCTCGGATGGTCAAAGTTTGTACCGTACTCTATCCAATTTTGTTTGGTAATCAGCACAAATTTCAAGAATTCAATGGCAGAAAGGTTTTGTTTAAGAATTGCACCCTCTGGCAATGTAACGGGGAAAGCAAGTACTTTTTCACGGGTCGGGTTCCATGCACTCGGTTCAACACAATTCGGGTTTATCTTTTCCCATAGTTGAACCGCCTGTTCGGTGTCTGCCGCCTGAATATGACGTATGTAATGGCGGGCGTGTCCTGGAGTAATACCTGACAATGTACCAAGTAATTGAGAACTGTTACCCGACGGCTTGACAACGGTACATCGTGCCGCTGAATTTATCCCAATCATGCGGGCTATCTTCTGGTTCGTTTCCTTTACCAACATCGCCCCTTTGCGTTGAATAATAGGGTCAAACAATAAGTCAGGGTTCTCACATAGCCCCGTAATACCTACTCCAATCAGGGCGTCACGCTCTGCAATTTTTTGCGACCACGGCTGTAACACTTTAAAATTCGTGTAACCCGCTTGCAACGTACATATAACAGACGCACCCACACAAGCATCATAGAAATCCTGTTCGGTTTGTATCTTACCCCCGTTTATTTCCGACAGGTTACAAAAGCCCCATCCTGATTTCCACGCACCGTTTTCGTCTTGTATGCGAGGATACATACCCACTTCCCCGCACGGATTATAGACAAACCACGGACTGTCTATAAACACAAATCCGGGTTCCCCAAATTTACGGGTAAACTCGTAAATCATGTCAAATGTTTCTTTTGGGGTATTGGGCAAAATAGCTGCGGAATTATTGCTTCGGCATAGTTCAGGATGTGTGCTAATCCACGCCCCAACTTTACAACCTGCCATTTCCACATCGTCAGCGTCAAAAATACTTATCATCGCACTGCGACGAACACCACCTGTTACCACACTATTCGCTAAAACGCAAATAATATAATGAAGCTCAAACGGTCTCAATTTACGCTTCTGAACTTTGCACAAGAGGCTTCTTACTTTGTCCAGTGCTTCCCGCAATGGTTCGGGTCCTGGAGCTCTAAATCCACCTCGTATGTAAGCACCTTTCGGGCGGATTTGGGAATAGTCAAACAACACTTCGGCACGTCCATAATAGTAAGCTCCAATCAACTCGCCTGCCGCCTTTGCCCACCCCTCAATCGTATCGGGTATTACAAATATCTTTTTCTCAAGTTTGGGATTAAACCCTTTGGGAATAGGCAATTGTTCGGTGTGGATATGTTGAACACTGTACCCTGTACCCGCCCCACATAAGAGCAAATACATAATTTCCTCAAACACTTCCACACGGTCAATATAAGTGCTTGAACAGTTGTAAAACCGAGCGTGTTTTTCAAGCATCAACTCACCCCCATATTGTAAGGCTCTTTGTGCCCCTAAAATATGTTGCTGATGATACAACTTTTCAGCAAATCCAAACAAACGTTCAAACTCGGGCATATCTGCCTCATTAACTATCTCTTTGTAACGGTTCCAGTGCATTGTCATGACACGGTTAACAGCCTCGTCCCATGTTTCTTTAACACCGTTGTGTGTCTGTGAATACTTGCTCAAAAACACGTATTCACCTACGACCTTTCTACTGTCTTTACTAATCATTGTTAATAACAATTTTTGGGGTTCTCTTTTTACGAACTTGTTTTGGTTGCTCGTCCTCAACAGGTGCTTCCGGCATAGGTGTAATTACACAACAGGGTATCTGCGAACCAAGAGTTAGACACAAGGCTTTACCATCCACATCCTTGTCTTTGCCACGGGCTTCTTCAACAATAGTTGCAAATATACTACTTTGTATTTGCAAATACAAGGGTTGAGGTAAATATTTTGCATTCTTTCCCGCCTTTTTAGCTTCGGCATCGGCTATTTCCATTCGCACATGTTCCGCCTGAAAGTGAGTTGCAAGAATTTCCTTTGTTGGGGCAACTTCGGCAAAGGATTTAATTTTCTTTACACTAAGGAGTGTAACCCGCACCCCCGTTTTTGAATTTTTAGGAACCATTAAATATAAATCAGCGGGAGTTTGTTTTACCGCTTGTTTTTCTTGTTCTTCCATAAAATTAATTTAATTCGTTCAACAATATATTAAATTCTTTCTACTCCTCGTTATTGCCACAAATTTTAAACATTTTTCAGCATACAAGGCTAACTCCGTAACCGCATACTTACTCGGTAATAAATCCGGTTGCAAGAAATATACGTTATCAGCCTCTAAACCTTTAGATTTGTGTATAGTGCTCAACGTTACCCCCTTACTCTGCGTATCTGTGAATATATCATAAATGCGATTACGCACCACCTCTAAGTCGCCAAAATATTCATACAGGGTGAGCAAGACGTGTACTTTTTCTTCCAATTGGGCGTATGCAGGCACTTTGGTCGGCATTTTAACACCTTTCTTCGCAAGGCTTTCACTTAGCTTCTCTAACTTAGCTTCCAGCCCCCAAATATCTTTAATGCTATCTATTAGGTACACCAACTCATCACCGTAATCTTTACCCATAATGGCGCACCGTTTGCCTAGTTTCAATAATTCTATAAACGTTTCCATCAGGGGTGCATTGTTTCGGCACAATATAAAGTCGCCATCTTTGGCATCTCTAAAACTACCACAATCAACACTCCCCAATACAGCTCCCGGAGCTGCCTCAATACCGTCCGGAAACACTTTACGGGCTTCGTCTACAATATTCACCGCACAACGGTATGTCATAGACAAAGGTAATTCAATCGTATTCGGGGAATTCTTTATAGCGTGCAAACTGTCCAAATTACTTCCCATGAAACTGTAAATACTTTGTTTTTCATCACCTACGGCTATCAGTCTGCCTCGTGGTGTCTTGCACCGCTTCACGACCTCAAACTGTAACGGGCTGATATCTTGGCACTCATCCAGCATTACGACATTGTATTGTTTAAAGTCTTTCATGTCTATGTAATTGGCGGCATAATACAGCATATCAGTAAAATCCATACGTAATTTTCCACCTACTGAACCCTCAAAGTATCTATCGGCTTTGTGTTTTGCGACCCTATAAAGCTCTAGGGCTCTCTGTACGCTTTCTTCGTCTGCGTCAACACCGTACCTTTCCCCCAACTCTGTAACCTTTTCAAAATCGTCTGTAATCAGGTTGAACCGCATAAGGTCATACAGAGTGCAAGCTCTGCCGCATAACCCGTTAATTCTTTTAGCGGCTATTCCTTTAAAATCCAAACACTCCCTAGCCATTCCAAAGTATTTGTTTTCACTTATAGCGAAATCCATTTTAAATGCTTTCAATAAAGCCGACAACGAACACGAATGTAGTGTTGACGCTTTAACTGTGCGAGGCAAACGTGCCCCCAATTCTTGAGCTATTGACTTGTTAAAGGCTAGGAATATGGACGATTTTATAGGTGGTGTGCGGTCAGCAAGTGTGCACAAAGTAAATGTTTTTCCACTGCCTGCGGTTGCATTCACAAAAATATTTTTATTAGTGGTGTCATAAACATCCACAATCGCTTGTTTATACTTATCCAAGTCAGCCATATACTAAATCGTTTTTATTTCGGTATTTATTTCATAGTCACCATTGTAGTAACCATCAAAAATCCATTTTCCATTTATGCAGTTCACAAGGTCTTCTTCTGTTGCATAATGGCAATCTCCTAACAGCACAATATCATCATGCGTAACCAAATACTCGTGTTCTTCGTTTTTAGCAATAAATATCAAACTACTAGGGTCGTGAACGTACCAACTAAACCCCTCTAAGGGCTTATCCTGTACATAGGAATCTTGCGTGTGGTAATCAGCAAGGGCATCAGCCACATTATTCCCATAAATAACAGGGTTCAACAAGTCTTTTTGGTGTCCATTGATATGACGCACGCATAAGCGCATCTTTCTACGTTTTTCAACCTCGGTAACAAATTCCTTCCAAAGTTCAACGTTTGCAACACCTTTCCAGCCATCGGCACGCCATTGTCGCACACCCCCGTTCATTATCGCTTCTACAATAAACTTGCTGTCGCACCAAATCAACACATCAGTAGGAATGTCAACGTTTATCATTTGCACGGCTGCAATCAACGCACGCTGTTCCATGCGTGGTGTAGTGGTGTTCCAATAACCACGTCGCAAAGCTACTTCGCATCCGTCTGCAAGTAGGTACACACCCATTCCACCTTTTCGGTCGTCTTTAGTGGTACAACTGCCATCAGTCCATATTGTTATCGGTACTCGGTTCATTCTTTGCTTCTCTTACTTTTAAACCGTTAATTTTTAGCCATCCACGAGCATACAGCTTGCCCTCCACCTCACCTCGGGTGGTAGCCTCAACAATTTCCACTTCTTTAGCAAGCTGTCCTCGCTTCTCTTTTGTGCCCCAAAACTTTGCTTCAAATTTTGCCATTTTTCTTTAATAAGAATTTCTTAGTTAATAATTCGTTTTCATTGCCACCTTTGTTCACCAAGCCTGTAATCATCCCTTTATCAGCAACCATCTCTTTGATATCAGCATCTATCGTGTCCGGTGACAGCAAGTAAGTTATATTTATACTATTCCGTTGCCCCATCCGCTCAAGTCTTGCATTTGCTTGCTCTAGCTCGGTACTTTTGTCGGGTAGCTCTATATATACTAAGTTGCTGCAATTATCTTGTAGACCGTCCGTACCTGTTCCGGCTGACTGAATATTGGCAAACAATAAGCGATGACCCCCGTTACTGAATTCATTTACGATTTGTTGCTTCTTGTCGGCACTTACTCCGCCTTGTATAAGCGGGGCTTTGAAGTACTCGGCTAACTGTTGTAGAGGCATCCGGTGCACGCCAAAGACAAGCAATTGCTCGCCCTCGTTTGCTTCCAACCATTCTTTTATATAAGTGGTGATAAATGGAAGTTTGCCCTCTATACTTAATTGTTTCAACGTTTGTATCATTACCAAGTGTGGAGCATTGACTGCGCTGTTCACCTTGTTTATATCTATCTTTTCCAAGTATTCCAACAGGTTATTTTCCGCTTTACGGTATTCTCTAGTATTGCTAATAGGCACGTCAATAGTTTGTTCCACCATTGGTGGCAATTCATCCAACACATCTCTTTTATTACGCCTGATATACCCACCCATTCGCAACAATTCATGTAGCTCTTCCAAATTGCTGAACCCACTACAATCCATTCCAAATACTGTCATTTTCGCATTGCAATAACGATACTTAAATTCTTTCGTACTGCCAAAAATGTCCTCAAACCTACGTATTATCGTAAACGGCTGTATCAAGTCTGCGGGCTTGTTCTGTGTCAATGTGCCTGTTAACCCCCATACATGCGGAACTGTTTTTACAATTTTCTTCGCCATTTTGGTTCGTAACGCCTTTTCGCTCTTCAAGAAATGTATTTCATCCATCACACAAGACGCCCATCGCTTCTTTAGGAGCTCTTTGAACTTCGCTGTTGGCTTATCTAAGCCCCGCTCACCTAGTATATCGTAATTAATAATAATCACGTCATTCTGCCATACATTTTCGTTAAACTTCTTTTTGCGTCCAACTACCCCAACAGTACGTGTCGGGTTCCATTTTTCCCACTCCTTTTTCCAGTTGTATTTCACAGATGCAGGAGTGATAACCAAAGCTGGAAAAGCATCCATTAATTCTAATGTCGCAATCGTTTGCCCTGTTTTCCCTAAGCCACAATCATCCCCGTTTATGCAGTTACCATGATTTATCATGTAAGCAATACCCTCACATTGATATGGACGTGGCATTCGCTTAAACCCTAGTTCTTTGCAAGCAATAGCCACATCTTCAGGGGTAATAATTACAGGGGGTTCCTGATACTCCAGCACCCGTTTAGAGGGGTAATAATTCATCCCTTCCACAAATCCATTGTCGTGCAACCATTTTTGCAACGGTGCGACAGTTGGTAATGTGAAAGGAATGTACCATTCTTTATTCTCAGGATTATACCCCGCTCCAACAAAACGCTTGATTTCTTTAACCAAGCGTTCGTCGTAGCGAAATCCTACGTACCAATATTGATTGTCCTTATAATAGTAATTCACGTCTAAATTCCATACGTTCTACAATTCTAAGTCCTTTTTCTTTTGCCTTTTTCATCTTGCTGCTATTGCTGTTTAAATCGGCAACTACGAGCACATTACATTCTCTGGTAACACCATCAACAACCCTGTGTCCAAGTTTATTGAGTTGCACTTCCATTTCCTTATCCCTGAAACCTGTCATACATACGACCATCGCATTTTCTGCAAGTGGTGCGGTTTTAGGCGTCTGAACATAGGTAATATTTACTCCCGGATATATACCTATGTGTTGAAGTTTTATCAGCCCCTTAACGAATGAGCGTGCCAATATCTCGCCTACCCCGTTAACCTGTTCTAAAGACTTGGCTAAATAGGTGGCTTCCGCTATGCTACCAATTTCGTACGAAACAGTTTTTACTCTTTCCACCATTTCCGGATTCGCTGCATCAAAAATTTTCTGACAGGTGGCTTCGGCAATTTTGCCATCAAAAATATTTAGTGCCGTCATGTAACGTGCCATCGGCACGCCTTCAGTCAACACTTTCTGTATTTGGTCGTAAACCGTTTTACCCTTAGCCTTGCCGAGCAACTTTTGGAACTCGGCTACATGAGACTCTAAAATCGTTTCTACACTACGGTAGCCAAAATTATACAAACGACGTATTGTAGGTTCTTCAAACTGTTCACACCCCATTGTACGGAAAAAGTAAACCATTTCACTGATTACCATTTCTTTACATTTGTCATTCGTACACACTAAATCAACATTTGTTTCATTCCATTTTAACGGTTTCCCACACGAAGGACAGATAACAAGGTCATCACACATCTTTTCAAACATTGTTTCGTTATATTCCAATGTTTTCAAGTGTTTGGGTATTACATCACCCCCACGAGTAACCTCTATCACAGCCCCCTCACAAATGTTGTTTTCAACCAAATAGGCAGCGTTATAAGCGGTAGCACGGCTCACTGTCGCACCATTTATTTCCACGGGTTCAATTAGGATAACAGGGTTCAAAACACCTGTTTTGCCAATACCTTTTTCAATCCCTGTCACTTTAGTTTGATAAATGTCACACCATTCTTCACGCTTAAATGCAACCGAATAAGCGGGGTTTCCATTCGGTAGTCTTCCAAGCTGTTGTTTCACCGCCCATTCATTAATTTCCAATACAATACCGTCTATCTTGTACTCTGCGTCAAATTCATCATGCAGTTCCAAATCAATAAGGTCGTTCAAGTCTGCATCATCAAGCTCCAATAATTCTTCAATTAAGTAGGTTCTGGATGGTGTGACATTCTGGTAACGATTGCGCAACACCCGCAATTGGTCATCCTTGTCAATTGGTTCATCAATACCATATCGCACAAAATCAATATAGGCAATTACAGAGTTCTTAAAACCGTCCGAAGAATTAAACACACCCGCCACCATGTTTCGGGCGTTCTTGTACGCTACATTCAATTCATCCTTTAAGTGTGCAAAGGTGGTTTTCTTACAAATGGCTTCGCCCCATGTATGCACGTTACAGAAATATCCTTTGGGCTTGCCGTTATTCATGCGAGTAAAATGTGCGTCACTTCGTTGCCCCTCAATACCGTCACCACGTGTCCACGCTTGGTCGCCATCCATATCGTAGGTCAACAGGCTTATTCCGTCAAATTTTGGCATCGCCACAACTTCGCAAGCTCCAGCATCCAACATCTTTTTCAACCACTTGCGCAACGGTTTAATTTCCTTAATCTTTTCAAGACTGTACATAGGAACAGGCAACTCTTCCATTCTGTCATCGGCTGCTTCAACTATTCCTTTATTAAAAAAGATGTCCGACGGGTCTAGTTTACGTAGCTTTTCCACCAACGCATCGTATTCCACATCGGACATAATACTTTCACCGCTTCTGTAAGCCGCATTTGCGGCTAACAGTTGGTTTCTTAATTCTTCACAACTAACTTTCTTTGCCATAACTAAATCAATTTTTATTTTCTTGTTTGGGTAAACGTGCCACAATACCAATAATTTCGTATTTTTCAGCAACCTTTAATTTACGGTAGGTTGCCACTCTAGTTAAATTGCCGCAACCTACTGGACAGCCTTCAGATTGATGAAACTTATAAAGCCCGCAAACGCTGTGTCCATCTTTGTATTCTTCAAATACTAAAGTATCCGCTTCCCAAGAATTTTCTATATCTATGTGAATAGTTTCACAACTTCTATATCCCTTGCGGATTAACATTTGGTTAACTTCACTGACTGTTAATACTCTTCTTTTCATGACTACCTTGTTTTATTGATTGACACTACAAAGGTAGTCATAATTTTGAATTATGCAAGGAACTAGCCGAAAAATCTTTAGATTAATCTACGGGTTGCTCATCGCTCAACCATTCCCCAAAAGCTCTTAAGCGTGCCAAGTCGTCCGCATCTGCGTCGTTTGGTATATCCACACTATTTGGAAGACCTTTAGCCTCTCGCTCTTGGTATATCTTTTTCATTTTTTGGTTAAACTCACTTTTACCAAAATCATAAGATTTTTCAATGTTGTTGTCTTTCTTTGTCATAGTGTAATTCCTCTTATTTTTAAATTCCTCAAATAACTTAACGTTCTTAATAGGATTTTCATCCTCACTATCATAGATTAGTATTGGCGAACTACTCGAATTATCATACAATTTCAAACTATCTGCCAAACCTGTTTCAATTAACTTCAAAAATGTTTCCGTAGAACCGACATGAGCCTTTACAATTACTTCAGGTTCAACGTGACGACCAGATTTAGCTGCTCTAGAATATGCCCGACGAATGGCTTCTTCCACCGAAATTGTCACACCTACTACATCAGTCCGGTAGCCTTTCTTCTTAGCTTTTTCAATTTCCGCTGCGGCAGAAGCATACGTTTTCATCGTACCATCCTTTAAGTAGTCATTATTTACGCTTAATATACCGTCAACAATTTTATCAGCCAATTCGCTACTCTCTTCATGCAAACGCCCTGCGGCACTCATCTTCTTTTGTTTGTTGTAAGCGTCAAAATCTTCCTTAAACGTTTTTGTCTTAATATCGTCACTATCAACAGTAACAATTTTGTTAAAGGACGGGTCTTGCTCACCTAACATTCTAAGAACGGTACTTTTACCCGCACCCGAACCGCCTAATGTAAACACCGCACGAGGCGTTTCACCCTGTCGGCTTGAACGTTTAATGTACTCGGCAACTGTTTTACGATGCACCCGTTTACGCTGTGGGTCGTTTGCGTACTCAACCGTTGATGGGGTATTGTAATCCCACCCGTTCTGTTTGTACTTTTGTTCACGTGTGACTACCGAAGTAGTTTTCAGGCTCGGTTCTTCGTATATGTAACGATAACCGCCTTTACCGTTCGGCACTTTGCGTAAATATTTGTGCCCTCTGGATTTTAAAAAGATATCTGTTAAATTTTCCATGATGTTGTTAATTAACTGCACAAATGTAGCAACTTAAAATGACATTCCAAAGAAATCCTCAGCAAACATTTGCACTTTTCTTCTTAACCACGGTTTAAATCCACTTTCGTGAACCACATATAATCATCCGTACCGAACTTGAAACTTTCCTTGTGAATGGACTGTGCCTTTTCCATTAATGTCTGATGCGTCATACCAAGCGCAAAGTTCACCCCCACGTTCTTCACCAATACGGTAATATCTTGAGCATCCCGTACTTCGTTATAACGGCACTCACGTGTCTTTAGGCGCACTTCAGGAGCCAAATAAACACGGTACTCATCCAGTACTTTCAGTACCAAAACGTTAACTTCACAATTCATCGCCAGACCTTTAACACCGTCCAGCATCATTTTAATTTGTTCACTAGTCATCATATCCAATTAATTTTTTAACCGCACCTCTTTTTCTTAATTCGTTCTCATCATTACCACCCTTAGTCATCCCCTTTTGGAAACGTTTATGCAGCACTTCTTTCTTCTTGTCATCCGGCAATCCTTTGAACGTGCCTACACTAAATTCCGGAATAACGCTTGGGGCTTCGGTAAACTGTAATTCTTCACCACAAACCACACACCGCTGAATTTCCCCCTTAAATTCGGGTTTCATCTGTTTGGTTGCTTTGTCATACTTCATGCAATAAGTACCCGCATCCACAGGCTTATTATGCTCTATGCAGCCCGTATTCGGGCAAACCAATACGTATTTCATAAATAATTTCTCCTACAATATTCAGCAATCAACAAACTGTCCACAAGATTGTCATCAGGCTTCTTGCAGTTTGGCGTCCGTAAAAGATTGTAATTAGGGAACAACCGTTTAGCCGCTAATATAGACATCTGTTTCTTATCTGCGCACGGTTTAACTCCCTCGTGCATCTCTTTTTGCCACTTTTTAGGGGCTACCCGATGAACAGGTAGCCCGCACACAATAAACGCCATACGGAGAGCCCATGTTATCCCACCAAAGTTGAATGTCCCCTGCGCTGATGAACCGTGCAAAGCGTGTACGTCCTCTATCGCTATGTGAGTGTATTGAGGGTCACACTGTTCAGCGATTTCTAAAACCAACGCTGCCAATCCTTCCTCATCAATAACATCCTTTACTTTTGGAACAGGGTAACTGTGTATAAAACCCCGTCGCATTACTGTAATAAACCCCTCTTTTCCGGGGTCAATTCCAATTGCTGTCCAATCTATTTCTTTACTCAATGTAACTTTCGCCATTTTCTTTTACGACTGTTAATGTGCGGACTCCGGCACGTATATTCATCACGTGACTTATTATATACACCGGATGTCCAACATCGTTCAAACTTTCTAGCAACAAAGCCAATCCCAACGGGTCTGTCCCTTCCAATACTTCATCAATCATTAGGAAATGCAAACCACCCCACTCATTCGTTCCGTTTATCATTTCCTGGAAAGCCTGTATAAGTGCAACCTCTATACGGGCACGCTCACCGCCACTGAAAGACCAAAATGGTTTATACTCGCCCTCACTGTTAATGACTGTAACAGTAATCTCTTCTTTTACTTTACCGTTGGCGTTACGTTTAAAACCGTCAATACTTAAACGTAAATCTGACCTTTGTTTTTGGAGAGCCAAATTAGCAAAATTTTGAATGATGCGCAACTGTTCGCACGCTAGGGACATCTTAAATTCTTTCATTCTCAGCCCCCATTGCACATTGTTAGATACTTCGGCTTCGTATTTGTCACGTTCTTTTTGAGCTTTTTGCAACTTTTTTTCGGTTAAAGCTATAATGCCTTTTAACTCGGCTTCACGGGTTTCTAACTCTTCTTTTTCAACCTTTTCAATTTCCTCAAGTAATTTTTCACTTTGGGAATTGCAGCTTTCAAGTTCCACGTCCATTTGCTCAATGTCACGTTGATTGCTTTTAATCAATTGTTCGTGTCTTTTAATAGTGTCTTGGACTTCAAATACTTGGGACTGCAAAGCTCTCACAGATTTCAAATGTTCACGCTCTTCCTCACGTACCTGTCCAGTTTCTTCATCAAACGTTTTCAATTGGGTGGCTAGCGTTTCAAGCCGTTTTTGCAGTAATGCCACCTGTTGCTCCGTGGAAGTTCGTTTGGAAGTTTCCAACTCCAATTTCTTGCGTACCCCCTGCAAATCCAAATCGGGGTCAGCAATAGCAAACTCGTGCTGACATTTGGGGCACTTTATCGTCCCTTGCAAAATGCCTGACAAACGTTGAATAGAAAGGCTTAAACTCTGTACATTTTTCTTCGTATCTGTTAACTGTTGGCGTTCTGCGTCTACTTTGCTGTCAGCGGTGGCACGGGCTTCCTGAATGCTTTTATAACGGGCTGTAAAATCTTGCTTGTTGAGTTCGGCTAATGCCTTTTCAAAATCCTGAAGTTTATGTTTCTCTTTAGCAATGTTATCTTCTGCCAACTTTATAGCCAATGTCGCATTCTGTTTTATTTGCTCCGCTTTATCATAGCGGGCAATCACACCATCCATACGCATATTTAAAGCCTCTAATTTGTCGTTGCGCTCTTGTTCCAAGTTACGCTCCGCCTCAGCCTCTAATTGTTGCGTATAGACGCTTAATTCACCCTCTATCGTCGCGACCTTAAACGCTGCCTCTTTAGCCTGTGCCTCAAGTGGTTTATTCTTAGCTTTTATAACATCATCAGCCGTGTCCAACTGTTCAGCTTTAATAAAACGGCTTATCAACGCCAAACGTTCAGTATTACTACTTGAAACAAACGATTTAAAATTCTCCTTGTTAATCAAGTAGTAATTCTTCAAATCCACTGCTGATATACCTATCCAATTAAGAATGTAGTTGTTGCCATCTGATACAGTGGCAAAATGCACACTACCCTCTTCCTCGTTCAAAGTCAATTCCAACAGTTGTGACCCCTTTGTACGCAACGTGCGATGAATATTTAGGGTCTGTTTGCGAATAGGACAATAGATGTCAAGCCATATATGCGCTTCATCCGCACCCCAATATATCAAGTCTTTATCTAAGGTTTGTTTGCGCAAAGAAGTGGCGAGAATTGCAAATGCAATCCCCGCTTCCATTGTACTCTTTCCTGCACCGTTGGTTTCTTGGCTTTCCGTCTCAGTAAGGTTCTTCCCTTTAATTAAAACAGGCTCATTCAAAAATGTGTGTTGCATATCCTTGAATGACAAAAAATTCTGCAGACGCAAATACTTCAATTCCATAAACTAAATATTTTGCATAATTTCTTCTTCAATACGTGCCATAAGGTCTTCGTCCTCAGCTATCACATCACGGGTTTTCTCTGCGCCCTGTGCTAGGGTTTTACCCCCATACTTAAAGAACGAACCTGCCTTTTCCACTACGCCTTTTTCAACCGCCAGATTAAGGATATCCAATGCCTTATCAATACCCTCGCCAAAACGTATATCAAATTCAGCTTTTCGGAACGGTGGGGCAACCTTGTTTTTCGTTACTTTAACTTTAACGTGATTAGCAAACTCTTCCCCCTTGTCGCCTGCCGCACCTGCACGGGCAATATCCAGACGCTGCGAAGAATAAAACCCTAATGCTTTCCCTCCGGGAGTTGTACGAGGGTCACCAAACATTACGCCAATTTTGTCGCGATATTGGTTAATAAATATCACAACGATGTTGTTACGTTTAATATCCCCCACAAATCCAGGAAGCCATGTAGACATAATACGAGCAACTGTGCCCATTTTGGCGTCGCCCACATCAGCGTCTAAGTAACATTTAGGGAATAAAGCGGCAACACTGTCCAAAACAATAACACCAATTTCATCAGTCTTAATTGCTTCCCTTATAATTTCAAAACATTCTTCAGCAACTCCGGGCTGTGTCAAAATAAACTTTTCGGGGTCTGTGTCAATACCTAATGCCTCAACATAATCAATATCAATAGCATTTTCACGGTCTACGTATAAAACAGCTTTGCCCTCATTTTGGGCACTCAAACAAGCGTGTAAAGCTAGTGTCGTTTTACCACAACTTTCGTAACCCATGAGCTCAATAATGCGCCCCTTTGCATAACCCCCGCCCAATGCTAAATCCAAAGACAAGCTGCCTGACGGTAGAAATTCTACCCCTGCACGGTTATCTCCGGCAATTACTTCTTTACCGAACTTCTTTTGTACGGTATTCACAAAATCTTTTACTCCTGCCATTTCATTATTTCTTTTAATAGTTTAAACCCCTCTTTGTAATCGTAACCCTTTTCAGCACAAAACGCCTCAAACTTTTCTTTTAAGTCTTCTCCGCTTAATTCCTGCACTGCTTCTGTTTCTTCGGTTTCCGTTACTTCTACATCGGTGTATTTAGCTTTTACGGCTATTCCGTGCTCCGTAAACCATTTCTTGTTAACCGCTTTTACTGCCTGTTGGTCACCAATAAGCACCACTCGGGAATGTACCCCATCATCAATTTCCGTATGTAACTTTTGAAGTTCGGCTTTTGTCACAGTTGCCACATCAATTTTGACTTCTCTGTATGGCACAAAATCAGACTTAACGAAATCAAAACTTACATCGTCATACAATACCGTAAAGCCTTTTTCTTCATCTTCACCAAAGTTATTTTGTCTTATAGACGGTAGGTGGAAAACATTTGAAGCGGGTTGTTGAGCATTGTGATAATGCCCTAACAATACTTTTCCGTATTTGTTGAATAACTTTGTCTTAATGCGGTTCTCTACTACTTTGCCGTCGTTATTGATAGAACCTTGTACGGCTGTATGACTACATAACACTGATTTTAATCCCGGAGGCGGGTCTAATTCCGCAAACTTATCCAACCACATATCCACCGAATAAAACGGCACAAAGTCAAAATCAACCCCACCTATTACACGGGCTTGAGGTGTCTCAATTAGGTCAAATCCGGGATGATATTTGTAGGCGGTCAAAAAGCTATCGTCATCCTCATAATCTGTCTTATCGTGGTTTCCAGGAATACAAATAATTTGCAGCCCTGCCTCGTGATACATTTGTATCATCAACGTTAAACAGTTAAGCAATTCTTGACGCTGACTAAGGCGGCTATCAAATATGTCCCCCAACCAAATAACGGTCTTAACTTTCAGTTTTTGAGCAAGCGCAATTTCTTGTTCAGACAAATCTAACAGGTCTAAAGCGTTTTCTTCCTTTAAATGTCTGTCTGTACTTATAACGGCTATCGGGTTTCTTTTCATTGTATAAAAGCAAAAAGGCGGGCGAAAGCCCGCCTATATTGGTGAATAAAATTTACTTCTTAGCGGCTGCGGCTTTTTGTTCACGAAGCAAACGTATGCGCTCAACGGCACTCATTGCACTTTTGCTATTTGCATCTGCCGGAGTTTTCACTGCTGCCGGACCAACTGCGGTGTGAACCTCTGGTGCTGCCGGAGCTTGTTCCGGTTCAGGGTCTTCGGCTGGAGTTTCGTCCTCACCATTATCACCATCGCCATCCCAACCGTCAACGTGAGGTATGTCATAACCCAAATCCTCTTTCTTGAGTGCAAGTTGGTACGTTTCTTCCAGTTCATCACCCATGTCCTCAAGTGTAAATTCATCGTAGCCGTCACCGTATTGGCGCACAAATTCAGTGTTGATAACAGCAAGTTTTTCTTCAGGGGTCGGTTCAGCGGGTTTTTTCTTTGCTACGGCTTTCTTAGCTGCCGGAGCTTTGGCTACGGGCGTCTTTTTAGCGGCTGGAGCCGGAGCTGCGCTAGGAGTTTCATCACCAAAAGGCAAATCATCTGTACCGCTTGGTTTTCCGTCATCACCTGTCTTTTCTGCTACCATTTCAGCCATCTGTTCAACCATGTCCAAAAACTCTTCGTCAGCAAAAATCTTGTAAACGTTGGCTTCATCAAAACGTTTCAGTCCTTCCAATGCAAGGTCAAAGTCACGTTTTTTGTAACTGTCAACATACAGGCTCTTCAAACTTGGCAACTTTTCAAGCTGTTCCAAAATTGCGTCAGGAACTGCATTTTCACCAAAGTATTCATCCCAAGTCTGTTGCATTTTCAACGGCAAAGATTTAAGGGTGGTTTCCTTTTTACCATCCTTATCCTTTCCTACACTCCACTGGATTGGAAAACCTGTTGTCGGGTCACTAAACATATCAATTGCAGCCGTGTCATTTTGGGCACAAAGGTCGGCACTTTCCTTGTTCAAGGCTTCCATTTGCTTCGGCTTTAAACTGTCACGGTAAATTTTACCCTCAATGAGAGCATAGAATACATACTCTAGTTGAGGTCTAATTCCAGGAACCCATGTACCGTTCTTACCGCCCATTCTGTAACCTTTAACAGGGTTCAAGTAACGGTCACGCTCATCGCCCTGATAAGCATCAGCCTTTTCGTACACCCGTTTAATGTACTCCTCAATGATATCATACGGATAGCCACCGTGCAAAGTACCGATAAAAATTTTCTTGTTAGCGACTTTCTTACCAATCACTGTGCCGTTGCTGTCCTTATCGTCCACTTCAATTTTCAGCATGGCTGTCAGCATAGGTACATACGGGCTATCTCCTGGTTCATGTGCGGGCAACACACGTTTTACTGTAATGCCGTCACGGTTTGTCCAGAACCGAGCGTATTCGTTATTTCCGCTCTCAAAATAGGTGTCAAACTTCTTTGTTTCGTTAACTGTTGCGTTAACTGTTGTTAGAGGTGCAGCTTTCCACTTGCTGCGGTCAAATCCTGCCATAATTTTTCTATAAATTAATCGTTAATAAAACTTAGTACGTTTTCTCTAATTTCTTGGTTTACTTTATGCAGTTCCTTCAACAATCCCTGCAAGTCTTTAACTTCACGCTCACCCGCTGCCTTATAACATGCCCACGAAATAGCTAGCTCCAATGACAAACCAAATGCCACGTCGTCCATTTTACCCTCGGGGTGTCTAGCACTTGTACTCGGTTTGTGTACATACAAATCGTATGCAGATGGGTGAGCCTCACAGGGCTTCATGTAAATGTTATCTACTAGTTTAATAAACCCGTCAAAAATTGTTGATGTTGTTGCCATATTAGTATCCTTTTTTAGTTATCACAAAACTATTTACGTTACTCTCCACCAACTCCCCGAGCAACTCAGTAGGTGTCACGGGTTTTAACAGATTATTAAGTTTCTTAGACTTATCTTGTACCGCCCATTGCAAAGCGTCAAGGACATTAAAGTTCTTTTGTGCCTCAATATACTCACAGCACAATCCCTGATAAGCATCATCAAGTAACAACGCCTCATCCAATGCCTTTTCTGACAGCTTTATCCACTCACCCTCAAAACAGAACTTTCCTTGATTGGCGTTGGCTTGCTGCCGCCATTTACGCTTCGTATCAGCCTCGCACACGTCCCTTTCCAACTTCTTCTCGGCTAATGCCTGCTCTGCCTCGGCACGTAGCAAACCGACCTTATTTAGAAGAGCACTAACTGTCACGGCTTCACCGTACAAATTGCCATAATCAATAGACGTTAATTGGTCTATATCTATGCGTCCAGAAAAACCGTTTGTTTCAAGTTCCACCGGAACCCCACTAAAATGAACAAGAATTTTCATAATTTCAATTTTATTATAACGTCAAAGTGACAATGTTGGTTTCATAATTAGCCCGTAGAATATTACTTTCTTTGCGCTTGTCATAAGAAACAACTCCATTAATTAATAGCAGGTTCGCACGCCCTGCCACCAATAAGTCAGAAAGCTGCTGATATTCTTGCTGGAATATCATTACTTCCAAAAATTCGTAGTTAGCCTCAAGTGTCAAGCGTGCCATCATTTCGCCTTTTTTGGTCTTTTTAATCTCCATTTCAGCAATATAACCCGCTACCACGACATAACCATTGTGAGCAAGATGTTCCGTGTCTAAACACTCCTCAAACGTTGCGTATTCATATTCCTCTGGGAACTCACCGACAAACCGTTTATAAATGTTTTCGTAATTAAAGAACGCAAAACCCGATACTTTCTTTTGTAATAACGCCCACCACCATTCATCATTCGCATGGCGGTCAGCCCCTGTTAATACAATATCATCTTCCCGTACGGCTACACTCGCTTTGCCCAAATATTCCACTAACAGGTCAATTCTGTCCTTAGCTTTGGTAACTCCTTCAAGTTTGTCAAATGCACCTGCCAATATAAGGTTTCTAATTACACGGCTATTCACTGCCGAGCCTTTCCATTTATGGCGACTAATAAAATCGCTTAGTGAAAAGTACTGTCCGTTTTCATCACGCTCTTTTAATATTTGCGTAGCCGCTTTTTCGGCAACCTGTTTAACTCCGGTTATAGCCCAATATAGAGCCTTTTCTGCAAAGTTGATAACTACATCCGTGCTGGATATGTTTATGTCTACCTGCCGAACCGTACACATCCCAGTCTTATTGATTTCCGCAATATAACGGGAATAGTCAAAGTCCTGTGCATATTTAAACGCCACGCTCCAGTATTCTATTGGATAATGCACTTTTATCCATTGCGAAATATAACCCGTTATCGCATAGGCTGCGGCATGGCTACGATTGAAAAGATAAGTACTAGCCTTATCAATAGCGTCCCACACATTTTCACTGTATTCCTGTGTTACATGATAGGTATCACGGTAATACGGAATAAACCGTTCTTTGTACTGTTGTAGTGCCTCGTACTTTTTCTTTACCATTGCTTTACGCACGTCATCAGCTTCTACCAAAGACAACCCGCCTAGCTCCCGACAAAGTTGCATAATTTGCTCCTGATAGGCAAATACTCCATACGTGTTCTTAAGAATATCTTGTGTGCCTGTAAAATACTCCACCGTCTTTTTGCCCTCTTTACGCAACACGTACTCATTATGGAAGTTGTTTTCCATTGCTCCCGGACGATACAACGAAATAGCGGCAATCAGGTCTTCAATATTTTCAGGTTTCATCTGACGGCAATAACCCGTTAACCCACGGCTACCGAAGTGAAAATTATCTTCATTCCACCCGTTCTGGAAAAACCTGTAAACTTCTTTGTCATCAAGCGGTACACTAAATATATCCAAATCCACATTTTCGTGTTCTTTAATGAGGCGTACCATGTCTTGAAATTTATCAAATTGGGCTACCCCCAAAACGTCTTCTTTCAAAAATCCGGCAGCATCCATTTCACCACCTTCCCATTCCGTCACATAATCATCACCCTGTTTACGAATAGGAACCCACCTGAACATATCGTGCTCATCTGGGAAAACCATCATCGCACACGCATGGATACTCTGTGCTTTAGGTGCAGGCATAATCAACATTACTTCGTTAATTAAATCTGGATACGTTTTTACAAAATCTTTGACACGACTGTTGGCACACGCAATTTTAAACAGGTCTTCAGGTTTACGGTCTTTAACGTCAAACGCTTTCATCATGTCGTTCATTTCCTGAAAGTTAAGCCCATACACTCGTGCCATGTCCTTAATTGCCGCCCGTAGTTGCAATGCACTATAAGTACCTACTGAACAAACCTGTTGCCATCCATAACGTTCTTCCATGTACTTCTTTACACGGGGTCTGTCTTCTCCTGGATAGTCACAGTCAATATCGGGGAGTGAAACCTTAACACGTCCTGCGTTCAAGAAACGCTCAAAAAGTAAGTCATAACGCATTGGGTCAAGTTTGGTAATTCCCAATAAATACGACACCAAACATCCACCCGCTGAACCACGGCTTATTCCTGTCATTATTCCATTACGGTGACACCAATTAATGATATCCCATGTAATTAAGAAGTAGTCAATTGCCTCGCCTAACTTTATAACCCCCACCTCACGGTCTATGCGCTCCATAATTACATCTTCGCCCCATGTTGCAAGCAAGTCCGAATGCTTATCAAGCCCCTCGGCAATAAGAGCCCAAAAAAGGTCTTCATTAGTGTCATACACTTTTGCCTCATCAGGGGTCATCTTATAATGTGGCAGATGTCGCTGTTTCACATTAATTGTGAAATCAATTCCCAATGCAATGTCTTCCAATAAACTAGCTGCGTCTGTGAAACGTTGATAAGCATCCTCAAACCCCTCATCAGTATTTGGAAACATGGCTGCTAACTCCAAGAAAAGTTGGTCGTTGGATTTAAAGTATTGGTTCTCACTTTCATAGGCAGTTGTGCCGCCAATGCTATGTAAACGAGGGCGAATGCAGCAATACTCCTCATCTAAATACCATGCGTCACCCATTGGCACGGGCATCAAGTTTCTATCTTTAAAAAACTTTTTCAGGTTCTTTAAGTACCACTCATCACGGCTATCATCCACATACTCACAGGGGTCTAATTGATACACCCCAACATCTAATTTCAATCCCGCTAGTTTGTCGTAGTCCAAAGTCTTTGGGTCTACAAACAACATCAGGTTATCATTATGTAGGGTTATCGCCCTAAAGTCCTCTAGGCTTATATATTTGGGGTTGTCACAATTGATGAACTTGTTTATAGTTAATAAGTCACGCCACCCATTTTCATTCATCGCATATACTTTAACAGTAAAACGATAATCGTTTGGAATATCATACACGGTACACTCCATTCCAATAACACTTTTCAAACCGTTTGCTTTGCATTCGGTTTGGAATTTCAATGCACCTGCCAAACTGTTCCGTTCACATATACCCAATGTATGCACGCCTAAAAATTTGGCTTTCTTGCACCATTCACTATATGTGCCCGTTCCACTCATCATTTCATACTGCCCATGCACACCCAAAAAGACAGGGGTTGGAATTTCCTGTTGTGCTTCCCCTACATATTTCAGACGGGTTAACTTAACAGCATTTTCCTTCCCCTTTTCAAGCATATAATATACGCCCCCAAATTTATAAGCATAAAAGTCACACTCCGTTGTAATATCTTCACCCCGTTCGTGCATAGGCACTCCAACAAAATTAAAGTCATCGTCAAACAATGCACCATCGTAGGCGGGTTGGTATAACTCAAATGTCTTCCCACCAATTTCTACAATATAGTCAGAAACTTGCGTAAACGACATTAGGTTATTCGTCAAATATGCTTTAAATTCTTCCATGCAATTTTTCTTTTACCAATTCAGTAATATCGTCACCGTCTTTGCAGCCTTTATCTAAGAAATACCTTGCAAAGTCTTCGCTAACATGGTCGTTCAATTCATACTTGTCACTTTTAAAATTGCAGAAAATAATTTCTACTTCTTTTTCTGTGGCTTTAGACAAGTTAAACAGTTGTGCTGCTTCACAATCAAACCGTAAAGAACCAAACACAATATCGCATAATCCCCTTTTATCAGTGTCTATTTTTGACCAGCGATTTAAAATGTCCTGTGCCGTCCATTTTGCCCAAACATCTTCCCCCGCCAACGTTTTTAAATATTCTCCGGTACGTTGCAACATTTCACGACCTGTTACTTTAACAATATCGGGTAACAACCCATTCCCAGAAGTTGGTAATAGAATTGACTGTTGGGCATTCTTCCAACCTGCATAGACACTACTATCCAACTGAACACCCCTGTTTCTACCTGTGAAAATGTTCATTAGCGTCTGACGGATACCCTCGCTAAAATCACCAAGTATCATTGGGCGTTCTTCACATGCTGCATCCACCTGCAACTGTTCAGCCCTGTAAGTCTTACCGCTACCGATAACACCTACTATTCCATATATCTTTCCTTTATGGCTCATACTGCTCCATGAATTTCTTTATACTTTTGAAATCTTTAAAATCGTTGGAAATACGGCACAACGCAACCTCACAATTATTTAGGCACATCTTTATCTTCTTACAGGCATTTCCCAACGCTATTTCGTTTTTGCAAAATATCCATAAGTCCAAATAATCACACATCTTAAATAATCGGTGCTGTAAGTCGGTCATTCCCTTCTTTAAGGCATCATCACTGTACGGCTGAAGTACTATATCGGTGCTACAAATTTCACGCTCTATGAGCTCCCATGCGGCTTTGGTGGCGGGGCTGAAATTCTTCACACAACTATTGAGGTCACCTGTTACACTCTCAACGTAATCATGAAGCAACACTTTGTCAAAAACATTAATATCGTAGGCAACGTCTTCTTCTGATGCAAACCACCTAAACAACATTCCCACGACCATCCCATGTTCAAGCAAATTGTAACCACGGTGATGGGGCGTATTAGGCAACCTTTGTATTTCCTTCATCCCTAACAGGATGTCAATCTTTCTAAAATTCATACGAAATCTATTTTTAATTTATTTCTCTTACAAGTGTGTAAACAACTCATTCAGTAACGGGTTGTTAAATTCCACCACTTCTTTGAACCAATAACAATAAATAACACGTGCCCAATCCTGGAACAACGGGTCTTTTTGCTTCTTTATATATTGTGAAGCCTTGTTCTTATCCAGAAAGTTAGACCGCACGGCTTCTTCAAATTCTGAGAGCCCCTTTATCAGCGTATCAAACTCTTCCAAAGAATGGTACGTCGGCTCGTAACGGTACTCAATTCCGCTACTGAAGTAGTCTTGGTAATGTTTAGCGATTTCCTGCACCATAGGCAAAAAGTCTTCGTACACGTGCAAGTTATCAGCTTTGTGGTAATACTTGCCAACAGGAACACCCACAATTGCAGCCACATATTCCTGCATCAACGTAAAGTTAAAGATGTTAACGGCACTGAAGCCCCAAATAACATCGTTACTCCGCATATCTACATAACAGTTCATCTTTCCATCCACTATCATAAAATGGATAGAACGGGTACATGGGGTATCTTTGGTTTTAATAAGCGGAGAAGCGTCTTTGCCTGCAATACCATTAAAGTCATCACTTACGGGGTCAGCAATGCTGATTACTGCTTCACGAGTGTCTATGCCCTCTTTAAACTTCTCAATTACGAACCGTAATTGGTCGGTCGCATTTTGGTACTTACTAGGAGCTTTCAACTGTCCTAGACCGTTCTTTTTTACCCCGTTACGGTATTGGCGTAATAACATCCCCTGCCCTGTCGTCATGGCTGCCTCGTTATCTCCATAACGCCGCAGCCTCGGACCATACCCCGCACGCATATAATCACCGTCATCAGAAAAATTCAGCAAGTTCTTAACGTATGCGGATGGCATTGCCAAACTGTTATCACCACGAGCCAACCAAAGGCTCTCAATCCACCCCAATGTCTTATTCCATTTGCGTTCTGGCACACGTACATAACGGTCTGTCGGGTTGGTAATACATACCATAACCGCTCCCGGAAATTCTGTGCAGTTAAACCCTCTACGGACAGTTGGTTTGCCATGTTCCAATAACTGTTGACAAACAGCAATCAAAGCGGCACTTAAATTTTCACATTCTAAATACATAATTATTCAATTAAGTTAGACAATAATTTCACCCACTTCAGGCATCTTTGTATTCCATTTGGGTGGAAATACAAAATCTATCTTTTGCGGTGATTGTTCGTAAGTATGTTTTATACGCTCCTGTTTACCCTCTTTAAAAGTATGTCCCAATCCCTTTGCGAACTTACTTGTTTCACACAACGTATTCTGATAATTCGTTAATGTTGGCACGGGTTCCCACGGCAACGGTTTCCATTCCATTCCAAGTTCATCACATAGCTGCGTAACATTTTCCAAGAAATGCTCTTGTAACCACTTAATCGCACCTACATAATCATACTTTTTCCCAGTCGCTCCTTCCATTATCCAACTCAATCCTTTTAGACTTCCAGGACCCGTAATAACGAAATCATTTTCCGTGAAATTAAATAGAGGGGAATAATTCAGGTCAATGCAATACTGTTGTGCAGTAAAATCACCGTAAATTTTCATCTTCCTAAACAACCAAAACAACTCCTCAAAACTTTGTGCCTCTAAAAAGTCGTATAAATGCCCATTTTGGAAAATTTCATCGTCAAAGATAGTGAAGTGAGCACGGTGTTTAGACATTCCCTTTATGTGGGCGTATTCGGGATTTTGATAAAAGCAACAGTTCACAATGTAGGCACTCCCATAAATGGTTTCCCCACTCGCCACTGCTTCATCTAATACCCGTGCAATTTCTTCAAGCCCCACTTCCAGCGTAATATCACCAAGCTCTTTTTCTAATAAGTCCCACGTTTCGCACTTATTAAAGTGCTTAAACACTAATATCCGGAAAAACATATCTTCCGGTTCATACTGTTTACCGTTGTAAATTACCCGACGGAGTAAGTATTGGCTCACTCTATCCAAACATCTATACACGTTGGTAAACTTAAAATTCTGCAATATAGGGTCATCAGTCCACGGGCGTTCCTGCCCGTTATACTTGCGCCAAAACACATTCATTCGTTCCACTATCCAGTACAGGTGGTGGAAATAATTGTCATTCGTCTTAAATTCAGTTGTTTTCTTTGCCATTTTCAAAAGTTTCAAAAGAATTAAGTTGCAAATAATTTGAATTCTTACAGTAGGTAACAAAGTCATCCACCAATTCAGGCAAACCGATGAACTTTAATATGCTCGACCCCAAATCATACACTGGAGTATTATACGGACGATTATATACCTCAACACAAGCTCCGAGGTCATTCACCTCTTTGGCTTCCTCTACGGCTTTTTTATAATCGCTCTCAAAAGTACCATGCTTGCGCCACATTGCGTCCCCTTTCGGCTCTTTACCGGAACGGTACACAATCCTTTTGCAATATTCATCCCATTGTTCGTCAGTATAATCGTACCGTATATGTAGAATGTTCAATATTCCGTTGGTCGCACCCAACTCCAAAGGTCGCAAACGCCACGAAGCCGTCGTGCCCGCACCGTCTATTACAACGGTATGTCCAGCATTGGACATTTCGGTTAGGAAGTAGCTCAGCCCCTCAGCCTTATGTAATCTTCCCGTAACACTGTCGTAGCCCTGCCAACGTCTTATTCCACCGTTTTCGTAAAACTTGCCGACAAATACCATATCTAGGTCTTTAGCATACACGCCAATTTCCCGTTCTTTGCCCTCAATATTTACAAACTTAAACGGTTCAAAAGACACCCCTATATGTTCAAGGTATTCCAGGAATAAGTAAACCCGTGTAGATTTGCCACTTCCTGAAATACCTTTCACTAAAATTAATGTACCGCTATCGGATACCATTATTTCTTTTTCTTTGCAGGGGCTTTCTTAGGTGCTTCGTCAGCCAATGTAACAGCCGTTACACGCTTCTTAATTGGTTTGTTGTCCCCGAATTTTACCATGCACTTTTCTTTTCCGTCTCCGGAAACATATACACGGGTAATTTCACCAACTTCACCACCGTCTTGCAAAGTTACTTTGCTACCAATTTTCAATCCCGGAACTTCCTTACTTTCGTCCAAATTCTGGCGTTTGGTTTCGCGAGGAGCACCCTTTTCTTTCTTTTCTTTAGTAGCGGGTTTCATTGCTTTGTCGGACTTGGAAGGAGTTTTGCGGCTTTTCTGGCGTTCGTCAAATTCCTTTTCGGCTTTTGCTAAACGTGCTTTTTCTTCCGGAGTAAGCTGTTCGTCACTTTCGTATTCTACTACTTGGCTCTTTGCAGCCTTTTCCACGCTTTCTTCCTGTGTTTCTGCATCAGCTTTCTTTGCAGCCTTTTTCGGAGTTGCCTTTTTAGTAACAGCTTCCTCTTCAACCTCTTTGGTTTCAACTGCCTTTTTTGCTTTGGCTGCGACTTTCTTAACCCCCTCTTCAGCGGTTACACCCATCTTTGCCAAAAATTCATTAGCAATCTTTACTTCTGTTTCACTACTTTTGCTATCATTAGCGATAGCCTGCAATTCTTCGGCAGATAATTTTTTGTACCTCATACGAAGTGCAAGAGCATTGTTAGCCATAATCGTCTTTCGTTTTTAATTAATAATTTGGTTTACTTATCTGTTGCAAATGTACGGGGATAAAATGGAATATCCAAGACTTATCCCCGAAATTTCTAATTTATTTTTGACCTGTGTGACCAAAACCGCCCTCTCCACGTTCTGTATCTGCAAGGTCTTCCACTTTTTCTACAACGGTAATTTCCGCTCTTTCGTGTTTAGCAAACACAATCTGCGCAATACGTTCTCCGGGCTCTACGGTCTGAATTGATGCTGAAAGATTAATGAGGGGAACGCCTACATCGCCACGGTAGTCGCTGTCAATGGTTCCTGGAGCGTTAATTACTGTCAAGCCTTTCTTGACTGCCGCACCACTGCGAGGACGAACTTGACCCTCATAACCTACCGGAATCTCCATGTGCAAACCTGTCGGGATAATCCTACGTTCCATTGGTTGTAAAATAATCGGTCCTTCTGGCAACCATGCACGCAAATCCATTCCAGCGGCTTCTGCCGTTTTGTACTCTGGTAACTCGTTGTTACTCAAATTCACAATTTTTAAATCCATACGAAATTTTTATTAAGTGTTATGTCAGAATATCTGACGGTTAATTTTCTGTCATTATTAATACGTATCTCCAATTCCTCTTTCGCAGGGTTGTTACTCAAAACTTCTGCGTCTTTTCCTTTATATACCACTATCGTTCCTCGGTAAAGCATATACCACGCATCATAATTTCCTTGCACCCTCTTTTGTTGCGCATCTTTATACTGAAAATTCGGCAATCCATTAGGATTCCAAAAATATTTATCCACAAACTGTTCAACGTTCTCACCGTTAAATATAGTCGTAAGATTAAACTTAATTCCAAGCTGGGTTATCTTCATTCGCTTCTTAGCGGCTATATCGCTAGCTACTCTTATATATGTTTCGTCTTGGTAAATTAAAGCCCGCAAACGCTGTGTTAGATACTCCAATTGCAAATTTATCAAAAATTGCTCCTGTGACTTAACCCCGTTGTTACTAACTGCCTGTTCCATATCCTAAATCTTTACTTCTACTTTATTACAGAAAAAATTAAACGGGTCTGTCGCCCCTTGTAAAACTTCTTCCAAATATGCTAAATCTATATTTCCTGGGTCAACTCCTTCTTTGCGAATAGCTGTTACCAACACGCTATCAAACATATCCCGCATTTTTAACGCTGTATCCTTGCTTTCATCAATCGTCCCGTAGTCGTATAGAAGTATTACATTTTTCACTTTCTTTTGTAGGAGGGTTTTCAACTGCCCCTGCCCGATATTGTTGCCAAAGGTAAAACAACATTTTATATCTTGCAAATGCTGCAATCCCAACAAATTATCTATGTTAACCTTGTCAAAAATCCCTTCTACTATAATAACTGTCTGGGTTTCACCCTGTATTATTTCGTCACACCCACCTAATAAGTCCTGAAAATTGTTTTCACTGTTACGATAACGCAACACTAAATCCGCCTCATGCCTTTTGTATGCTTCCAGATTTTCTTTATGCCATTCTTTAGAATGGCGGCTGCGTGCCCACCATGCAACACATACACCATCTACTTTCATCTTAAAGATAATATAGTTGTGCAATTTCGGCTCTAGCATACTCGTAACGTGTGAAGGCTCAAACTCCGCATAATGTTCAGGAGCAAACCCTCTACTATCCAAATACGGGTCGTTAGACAGCGGTTTTAAACGCATAGGCAAACGCACTGGAGTAGGTGCTAGCTTTTCAGCCGTATCCATTGTTTCCTTCATCCAATCCGATAAGTCATAATTCTCCGCCTCTAGTTTGGGGCACACATCCAACTCATTCGGTTTGACAGTGTATGTCATTTTAGCAAGGTCTTTTCGCCCTACCTTTTTCAAAAACTCATACACCGAAGTTTTTCGTGGACACTTCCAACAATGAAACGTGGCTAGCCCTGTATCGTTAAAAATAATGCCCCACTTCCCCGCCTTGCCACAAAAAGGACATTCCATATCCTTGTTTGTAAGCCATCCTCGTGCGCCAAATGGCGTCAGGGCAAATTCTTCTATTATTCTTTCCTTATCGTATCTCATCGCTGTACCTTTTTACGCACGGGTTTTGGCTTAACTTCTTTGTTACCATTCAAGTACTCTCGCAATGTATCTTTCTTATGTTGTTCGTCCAATACATCTGGCGGGGTCTGCGTCGGGCTTTCGCCCGCTTTAACAACACGGGTCGCCCATACTCCCGGCTCTACTTCAACCCTTTCTTTTCGGTCGCCCACTGCATCCTCACCGTTGGCTTTCTTTCCTCTTCGTGGTTCTAACTTTTCAAGTGCCGACATATCCAATATCTGTTCAACGGTTGATGACCTGCCCATGTCGTAGAAAAAGCCATTCTCAAAATTCGTAGGAATACGAATAATAATACCATCATTCTTGTAGTTACGCAATTTATCACAAAAGATACGAAGTAGTTTTTGTTTACTCTCCTCTATCGTAACATTACCTGTCAATACGAATGAGAACGGTTTGATAAGCGTGCGGTCACCCTCTGTATTGCTACGGGTGAGTACCCGTGTGGGGTCATTCCAAACTTCAAACGGTACTTCCCCCGTTTGAGTAACAGCCGCCACCACACAATCGTATGTCTTCGCAATATCTTTTAGTTTTTGGGCGCACCGTTGTAAACGAAACTTCAAGAAACTAGGGTCAAAGTCTATCTTTTTATTTTCCCCCGTTAACAGCAAATCCAAACTGTCTATATTAATCAAATCCGGATAATACCCGTATTCCATTTTATAGTCCTCTATTACTGTTACCAAATCCGCCAATGTCATGTCAAGCATTTGGTCAGTCGCATAAAGGTCAATATCACTATTCACAGTAATAGAACGTTTAACCACCGCTGACAGGCGTTGAGCCGTTTCCTCACTAATATCACCCCGCATTATCTTTGAGTAAGTGGTATTCGCAAGCATCTGGTCAAACTTAACCACGGCTTCATCCATACCACCCTCTAACTGTATCTGTAAAACGTGATTATGAGCAATGGACGTGTTGTACCATGCAATCCACTTTAAGAAAGTGGATTTTCCAACACCTGAACGCATTATCATCAATAAGGTGTCCTGACGTGGTATGCCCCCGTCTGTAAGGTCATCAAGTGTAGATATGCCTGTCGGGATTTTCTGCCGTCTAACAGCGTCATCGGCTTTATTCTGTATAGTACTAATATTGCGTTCAAAATCCCTGTAAATGCGGGTAAAACGTCCTCTACCACCCTCTAACGAAAAGGTATTAATTTCTTCCATACGTTTTCCGAGTAACTGCATGGCTTCTTCCTGCCGACCCTCGTTATACATATCAGAAATTTCCCGTTGAGTGGCTACAAAGGTTTGACGCTTAATAAAGGTTTCAAGCTGTCTGACCATAGGTTCGTAATCAGGTAATTTCAAGCTGCGTACTTCCTCAAGTTTCTTTGCCACATCCTTATTTCCAGGATAAGCCATTTCAACCATTCCATAAGTCGCCAAACCACCATCCCGTCGCAAATTATCTGCCAATACTTTCAGCATTGCTTTGCAACCACCCATTTCACGAGGGAAATTACTTAAATCTAAATTATCCGTTACCATGATGGCAAACTGCCTGTTAGCAAAAGCCAACCGCATCATTTCCTCAACAAAACTCGGACTTAGTATAGCATCAATTTTCTTATCCATATTAAACTGCGTCAACTTTTATTTGCACCGTAGCTTCCCTCAACTTGTTAATAGCCATGTAGGAAGAACTTACTGTATCATCATGCCCGCTAATACTTTCTAATGTACCCTTATCACTTCTGAAAGCCACACTATTAAACTCCCCAAACATTTGGTCAACTTTATCTTGAGTATCTGGGTGGTACGGACATTTAAGAGCACCACGCTCAAACAGTGCCGACAACGATGCCCAACCTGTACGTAAATCCTTTTTATTCCCTGCGGTGGTAGTAAATGGTGTTATATTCTTTATACCCATTTGCACACACATATCAGCCAGAATAGATTGGAAGCCGTTATTTTCCACCACAATTTCATTCGGTTTAAATGCGATGTTTAGTTGAGCTATCTTTTGTATCTGTTCATTATGTGATAAGCCCTTTTCCCTGTAAATATACAGTAAATAATAATTTTCTTGCAAGTCTTTCCCCCAAACCGTATAGCAAGTATAGTCAGCCCCCACATTTCCAGAAACAGCAAAGTCACAACCAATTGTCACTCGTGCGAGTTTAATCGGAAAACTTTCTATGTTATGAACTAAACGCACGTGTTCCATCCCGATGGTGCTTCTCTTTAATATCTCCCAAGGGAATATCGTACTGTCATCTGATATTGGTACAACCAAATACTCACGGCTAAAAACTAGAGTACCCAGAGAGGCTTTTTCCTGCATCAACTTATCAAACGTAAAACGGTCGGGAGCTAACAACCTACCATTCGGGTCAATAGCGGGGTACTCAAACACCATGAATTTCGGGTCACGTTTTAAATCCGCATAGAGGTCATCTTGCTGATACGGTGTGCCGTCAACGATATTATAACCGTATGGCTCTACAATCGGGGTAATTGCTCCTTTAAACAGGTCTCGCAACTTCTCACGCTGCTCCAAACTGTAAATACTACTTTCATCGGGTAAATCATCGCTCACGGCTGAACCTACGTGCAAACCACGAATAAACCCATCCTTTCCACGGAGGTGAAGTTTCGTACCGTTTTCACATTCAATACTCGTGGCGGCTAAAGACGCTTTGCCTGTGGGGTTCAGCTTCGCTGCCAATGCCTCATTCGTACGTATTTCTTCAACTACCTTGTCAATATGTTCTTTACCAAGTTTTTCGGTATTGGTGATAATACAGGTTTCCTGACGATTTTTATTATCAGGATTATCCGGACGCATAAAAGACGGGCGGTGGTAACTATATAATCTCCACAATGGAAACGCCATACAAAACTCATAAGAGTTATGAACCACCGTTCCATCTTCCAACTGAAACAAGTGGTCACCATCACACATAAACCCGTAATATGCCCCCGTTCCGGCTTCATCCACCCACACTTTTCCCTTCTCATAAACAGGGGTATCGTAGGAAAAAACTCTGTACCCTCTAAATCTGTCTCGCTTGGCTTTTGTATAGGTAATGAACCTCTTCATTTCTATTTCCACATACTGTTTGCGCTTGGTGTCCCATAGGCAAAGAATGTGTTCGGGGTTCACGGTATAATCAATGCCGTTTTCTTGAAAAACTGTATAAAGTTTGGAACTGCCAATGTGTCTCGTTAACACTCTACGAGGTGTAAAATCCACACCCATCACTTCCATTCCGGGGTATATATCTTCAATATTTTTTACCGTCCAGTCTGCCATTAAAACAGGTGTTCCGGCTGCAAAACATTTACCATGAGAACGGGCTGCAAGATATGCGCTATTTGGATATAATTGTATCATGTTACCCCACTCCAAATTTCGCCATCCCTGACGAAAATTAGGTAGCATCGTCGTCTTGAAGTAATTATAAGACTGAACCTTTAAGGTCTCATCCATGCTTTCCTCAAGTTGGTCTACATAATTCAGCCGTTCCGTATCAAGTGTGGAATTTAACGAAAGCACATTATTTGTCTGCGTAAATATTTCGTTCAGCAAATTGTCCATGTCCCCGCCATAAGCCGTGAGAAGTTGATTAATTGCCACGGGTGGCAAATTATCAACAATACTCACAGCGGTGGCGAAAACCGTGTCCAACTGCTTGAATGTCAGTTTACTGTCTTCGTTAAATCGTATCATTTTATACTAATTGAAAAGTCTCCCTAAATCGTGATTTTCTTTGAGTAGGAGCTGTTTGGGCTGCTGCTCCTGTGCCACGTAAAGCCGCAATATACTTTAAAAAGAGCAACGCATTTGCACGAGTATCATGCAAAGCACGGTGAGCGTCTACAAGCTCCACCCCCTCTTGGCGACAACATGTGCCCAATTTATAATTCTCTTGCTCTTCTGCCCTGTACCATGCCATCTTCATTGTGTCTTCCACAAATTTCACATAGTCCCACAGATTGTCCTTACAAAAGGCAAACATTTCTTCAAAGAATGGTATATCAAATAACTGAAAGTTATGCCCTGCCAACACTGCCCCAATCTTAGAATTCGCATATTTCTTTAGATATGTTTTTGTAGCCAAATACACATCCTTGATATCCTGCCCGTTCTGCGTTAAATGTGCAACAGACAATCCATGCACGGCTTCAGCGTTGGGGTTATATTCTAGTCCCTCTGTATAGGGGGCGATAATTGCGTCGTATTCTTCAACAATTTTCATTTCCCAAAGGTCTACCACCACAAGCGCAATTTCACAAAGCGCAACATCAACAAACGCCTTTTTAGCGGGCTTTCCTTTACCACCTTTAGAGGGTAAACCACCCGTTTCAGTGTCAGCTACTATCACGTAGCGAATAGTACTTTTCATAATCTATTTTATTTCTTTAATAATGTCAATTTTTCTAAATCTTCATCACGGGTTTCCAAGTCATCATACACCAACTCCAAATTAACAACGGGGTTGTCTTTGCCCTGTAACCCTAAACGGAAGTCATTAATAACAATCATTGGTTCCCCCTCTAATGTAAAATCAGGTTTCCATTGGAGTATCAACCCTCTTAAAAGAATTTGTTTGGTACGGTCACGAAATTCAAATATCCTTGTTTGGTATTTTTCTTCCAAGTTTGATATAAACTTGTCAACCTTTTCCCACAACTCTTCAGTATTTACTTCGTCCTCATACCACTTTTCTAGCTGCTTTAATAGCCGTGTTTCTTTATACAAAGCACAAAGCCGTATCAGTAGAGCCACTGTTCTTTCTTCCATTTGCGTACAAAATTACTTATTTATTTGCCTGTTACCAAACTCCCAATCTTGGTGACATTTTAGACACGTTAATTCTATGTTACTCTTTTCTAGCCGGAGCTCTGGAAAAGCCCCTTTAGACTTTATATGACTAAAATAATAGGAACGCATTGGTTCGGGTAATTTACCCCCGCAATGTGTGCACACGTGAGGTCGTTCATTCCAAATTTCAGCAAACAATTCCCTCTCGCCTGTTGATTTGCGTGGTTTCCTTGTAACTCTCCGTCTTTTTATCTCTGTACGGGGTAAAAACTTAAAGTTTAATACCTTGTACTGAAAACGGCTTAAACCATCGTGCAGACGCTTAAAATTGCAATCATCACAAAGACACTTTGTTTTGTTCACAATAACTTTAACTTCTCCACACTTTTTACACTTCATTATCGGTTTCTCCATAATTTCTTTCTTTAGCTACAATAATCCTGCTTTTTACTTTTACGCCTCGCAAGTGTTTTCCCTCATTCTCAGTCACGGGTATATCCTGCAATGCTTGAAACAAGTTTTTCCCATCCTTATTCTTATCACCGTATAGCACAATGCAGTCTTTTTCAAACGGACATGTTGTACACATAACATCCGTAGAATCATAAGGTGAATCACCATATTTTGCACCGCAATAATTTGCGCCCGATATTCGTGACATGCGGTATCTTTCTTTACGCAACGTATCTTCGCTTACAGACTTGTAAGATTTTGATTTGACAGGATTTTCCAAATGTTTTTCTGACGCCCACTGTTTAGCGTGCCACCGTGCACCCTCATCATACTCACGCCACCGTCGCCACGCTTCATCACCCATGAACCACACGGGCATCGGTCTTAATATTTGGTCTTGGTCTTGGTAAATATAAAATTGAAACACAAAGAACTCCCATATAAAGTCAGCCCCTGCGCTTGGTGGTAATTTTTCCATAAAAGCCACAACCGAATTCCTGTGACGTTGTGAATACATCTTCAGGGTTCTCGGTTGGGCTTTTACTCTTAGTTGCAGATATTCGTAAATCCGCAATATTATCTTTAATGTATCATCATAGCTATATAACATAATCAATTTTTAATTTATTCTCTTGGTTTACTGCCACGTAAAATCAAGATTAATGCTTTCTACGGTGGGGTGTTTCACCTCTTTATATACTCTACCCGTAGGGTCAACCGCCAAATCAGGCTCACACACATTTTCGTATTGCTCTTTAGCGGCATCTTTATCTATATGGCGACATATCCACAACCCAATCTCTTCCTCGGGTGCAAGGTTGCCAATCGTAAGCACTGCGTCAGGTGTCATGTCCACGAATGTGGCGTGAAAAGGTTTATTATTTACCGTAGCCACGTGTTCCATAAAACGTCTACGGTATTTATCAATCCCATTCAACGGAGCAATCGCTAATTTATACGTACAAATTGCGTCAGGGTCTGCGACAACTTTAACCTCTAAATTTGTCATACTAACTACAAAATCATTACGAATGATAATAGCCCGATACTCATCACGTCCACTACGAATAGACATGATAGAAATTTCATCGAACATGTTATCAAAATCATCGTTGCCCACCAAAGTTGAAGACTTATACCCGCCTAAAGAAATAGACGGGTTGGGCTGTGCCTCATTGTAACCGGATGCTGTGGTATAATAAAGATTCATAATTATTGTGTATTTTTAACCATAAACGTATCATATTCTGACCCAGGAACATCCCCACCGCCTGCGGCTAGTTGCCAAAATTGGGTTCTCTTATCTTCCACTGTCACAATCCCATTTTGATTGCGTACACGTGCAAGCCAATACTCGTTACTACTCTTTCCCGGAGCGGTATTAGTAGTTCTTTCTACCACAAATGTAAGTTTAAAAGAAGAAAATGTATAAAGTCCCTGAAGTTGCTCATCTGTAAAACGATTTCCCATAGGAATGCTTCCAAGTACCACTACCCGAAGTTGAGTTTCCGGCTGAAATGGATAACCACTGGACAAAACAATATTATTACTATTCACAATATTCACAACCTGATACACTTGATTGTTTAGAGGCGTCGTACCGTCATCTTTTACAAACTTTATACATGTAGGCACACCGGAACTCTGCCCCCGCACAATACCATCAAAATTGACCGTACCTGACACGTTTCCAGAAGCGTCTACCTGTACATAACCCTCTTCGTAATTTACAGACTGTGCCCCAACTTTTAACCAATACCACAAGCCGTCTGACGGCACGGCTAAATCTGTTTGATTGGTAACTTTGTATGCCTTTAACGTGCTATCAATAACATAACCGCCCGTCATGTTAATTGTTCCCAATGTATTGGAAACTGTAACAGCAAAGGGATTTGCTGGAACAGCTCCGGGAGTTACAAGCCCAAAAGATATAGAAGCTGCAATCATCGCAGAGTTGATAGGGTTATCGTTTAAAAACCCTATCATTCTTCTTAATTCTTCCTTTTCTAGGAATGTACCCCTGTGGATGTTTATTGTACTCATAATTATTCTATTTTTATTGTAATTGTTGTATCTCCTTCGTTTCCTTCGTTTGGCGTAACAGTTGCCCAATCTTCAGGTAATGTGTCAAACTGCCAATGCTTAGTAGAAGTTGCCGTCACGGTAGCCGTGCCACCCTCTGCCGGAATTGTTACCTCTGCCGGAGCAAACGATAATTCTCCGCTACGCTCAAATATCGCCTGAACGTTAATATCAAACGTTGTCAGCCAATAATCAGCAATAGGAGTTGTCAATTCCGTAGCTCCTGGATTTATCACATATTTAATAAAGACATAACCTGCTGTCGGTGTGGCTGTCAATGTTATCTTAGTATTTGGCAATTTACTTCCTTCCACATTTACAGTTCCCCAACCTGCCTCAACTATCGTTACATCTACTTCAAGTGGTACATTCAACAATACGTTAACGACTTGGTCTTTATTCATTGTAGCTGAACCCGTTGCTGTTGCGCCTCTGGCGGTAACTGTCCAATTCACTACACTGCCATCCTGTAACTCAAACCGCACATAACCGTCAGCATCAGTAGTGGAAGTAAACCCATTATCAAGAGTAACTATTGCACCTGCAATCGGTGAACCATCTAATTCTTTCTTTACATAAAAAGTCAAGAACCAAGACGTGCGTACCACCCAATCCAACCACGTATAAGAAACAACATTCTTATAACTTACTAAATATCTATTTGTAAATTCTTCAATATCTTGTTTCGTACGGGCTGACTTAATTTGCGCATACATTGCAATCGCATTCGGCTGTCCAAGATAGCCCTGTGAGGTAGGTGATGACCGTAATACGGTAAACTTTCCGTCCTTTGTAAAGGAATATTCCATTGCTGGATATGGAAGCTCTTGAGTTTCTTGGCGATTTTCTATTAACTCGTAATCCACGTGCAAATACAACGGCTTCAGTGTTACCCCTGCAATTACCACATCAGCGGTATTCCCATCCCTGTTCTGCACTAAATAAGGAGCCATATATTTCACATCTCCCATGAAACGTAATGGTCTCCCATTTTCAAAATTCAAATAAAAATCTTCTGACCGTTGAGCTAATATATTATAGATAATACCTGTTAAGCGATAATACTGCCCCGCTACCTTACAAGGAGATTGATACCTATCGCCCGTGTAAAAACTATTAGTTTCTTGCAAATCAGTAATACGAGCCTGATTTATCAACTGCATATTCCCATCGTAACAATGTACACCAAACTCCAAATTTTGTGCACCTGCATTAAGAGCCTTTACCCAAATTGAAATCTCATAATCTAATCCTGGATAAACTTCTAATGCCTTTGTCGGGTCAGCTTCAGTACTTAAACCAACCCTTCCAGAACCTGTTAGCTGGAATACATTTATATCGTCCAACTGTTTACGCTCTAATGTGCCGATTGTAGGATAATTAGCTAGTTCCCCAACACCTTTCTCCGGCTCACTGTACACCATGCCAAAATCGTACCCTTTTGACACTGCGTTCACAGTTTCTGTTCCATACCACGTAGGAGAGGAGTAACCCAAACACCATCCAATGTCTTGCGGGGTGAGCACGGCAAAAATAAACTCATTCGGTTTCTGGTATCCTACCAAACGTCTAAGTTCTCCATTTAGCCTTTTTATGCTCCCGTCTGGGTTCAACTCCTCTTTGGCAGCTATATCCCGAGTGCCCCTTTCATAAAATTGGTTAATCCAATTCTGGAATAAGAACGCCCGCTGCTCGGGGGTGTCTATGTTTTCGTACACAATGCCCCACCCCTCTACAAACTTTTTCAGCAATATATCGCTATTTTCTATTTCACGAAATTGCCTACCATAAATAACAATAAACGCAAAGAAATGCGTTATAGTCAGGAAAAATGCGTTGTAGTCGTCTTGGTTGTTTCGGCTTATATATAGAGGAATTACATTTGGCTCAAATAATTTCTCTAATACGTTTAACGCCCAACCGAGGACACGTGTATCGTTGCTTTCAAAAAATGTCTTAAAAATAGACCTATCGTAAAAAATGGAACTTGCAGGCAAATCAAATGGACTAGCAACAGTATTCGCCATTCTTGCCAATCTCTTCTTGACATAAAACGGTTCGGTTACTACGTGCATCACCAAATCCACCCTATCAGTCAGCTTGCCTAATAACGCTCCATTAGCATCATCAAGCTCCAGCCAATCAGTAAAAGTTTGTCCGTTATCCAAAGAATAACGAAACTTATTGCGCTCACCTTGACGGGCGGCTCGTAAAACCGATACCAATCCAGCGGGCGGAATTGAAGTGGCTACTTCAAATCCCTTGCCAACACCTGCAAATTCTTTATATATTAACTTAGCCATGTTATTCTCTTTTTCGCTTCTTGCTTTCCTTGCTCACGTTTATCCATTCGCTATAAGATATAACAGAACTTGGATTATGGTTAATCACCTTTATCTTATATCCCTTTGTGCCAATATGCCACCAAAGAAACTTAAATTTCGGAACCTTATACAATACGTGTGTCAAACTATCACGGTTCACCATATTAAAGTCTACCTCTGGCGGAGTAGGTGCAAAATCTATCTTTTGGTCAACGCTCCACCAATCTGTGTCTTTCTTCCATTCAAACTTTTTAGGAGCAACCTGCACTAAAGTATCTTTATATTCTATGTGAGTTTTTACAACCGTCTTAACCACCTCACGCACTTCACTAGCTTTTATTTTCAGCTCTTTAATTAGCTTTGCATCTTCCGCACGTAACTTCTTAAACTCCTCAACGGTTAATTGCAACTCACCAATAGTAGCAACATCTTCGCCCGCTTTTGTGCGGGCGTGCTCGATGTCTGACATGAGGGTTTCAACGTTACTCTTCTCCCTCTTATACCTTTGCTTATTGGCAATCGCATTTTTAGAAGCAATGTAAAGTGCAAGCACCAACGCCCCTATCAATACATATTGCCAATTCTTTAATAAAAATTTCCACATATTACTTTCGGTTTACCGTTATCCAAACCTCTTCTTTCGCATCAAGAGCCTTTTTTATCATACTCTTTACCTTGTTAGTGACTTCAAACTGATTTTTCAGTTTTTCCTGTCCAGGAATTTCTTCACCTGTCAAAATACATCCATCTGTGTGGTCTACATTACCACCTGCGTGAATAAGAATGCCGATAAAGTGCGGCACGTTTTCCAACATCGGGTAATAATTCTTAAATTTCGGTGAATAGTGCCAAACCACCTTGTATCTTCCAGCAGGGATGCAAGTTTTCCCATATACCTTTTCTTTGCACTTACAGCCCACTCCCTTAGGAGTATTTGGACAAACGGGTGGTAGCACCCTGTAAGTATCTTCCAAAGTATCAGCAATCTTTAGCCCATTTGCAAACAATTCACCCATCGTAGCGGTAGCGGTGAACTTAATGCTGTTTAAAACGATTTCCATAAATACTCCTTTCTTTATTGGTTAATTTCTTCAGGCGGGCAATTCGTTGGAGGAAATTCATCATCGTTATCTATCACCCTATTTATTTTTCGCTTAGTTATTTTTCGTATAGCTTTAAATACAGGGTGCTCGCTAATGTCGCCTGCATTTTCTAAAAAGCTCCAAAACTCCGTACCACAAACAAATCCGGCAACCATGTTCGGCAACTTTAAATCTACGAAATCAAAAATCTTTTCATCTAAATAATAGGACAACGAAACGGCTATCAATGAAAAAGCTAATTTATAAATCGTATTCCACGCTTTTGCACTTTCAAAGTACCATCGCACCTTTCTACGCTTCGCTCGTTTATAACTTGCAATGCACCCCACAATGAAGTCCACGCCTATAAATATAAACACCCCTATCAGCATATCTTGAATAGGAGCGAACGAGCCCCATAAAGCCGTCGCCACTCCAGATGCCCACTGTAAATTGAAATTTCTAACTTCTGTTTCCATTATCCCTTATTGCTAATTTGCACGTAAATTTACAGTTTAATTTTTATTCAATAACTAGCTTTGTCCAGCGGGGTAAAATACAGGGGCTAAATTGTCATACAACTGTGTCTCACCTAATTCGTCTGTCATCACGTTACCTTCCAAATCACGCATGATAAATTTCTTCACACGTGGCAACATATAATCAGCAACAGGCTCATCCACATTTGGTTTAAACCATTCAGAAGCCACGTAGCGTACTCCTTCGGCTTGTTTTACAATATCCAGCAAGTTATCCCATTCAACCTTGTTTCCGGCTTCCCAATAACGAAAATCTAAATACTTAGTAAGACCTACCTGAATATTCTTGCGCACGGTAGATATGTCATTAGCATACTCTGCCTCAATTTCACAACGGAAATCAATACCGTCTTCCCCACCTACTTCGTACCAAGTTGCATTCTCCAACTTAATTCCCATAAGGCTTCCATTAACAATGAAGTCCCCGATACCAAAATAAGGAACTGCACCCTCAAGCAATGTATTCAATTCAGCTTCGGTCAAATCCTGACCGTTCTGTGTAGCAATTTGAATGTGCATAAAGCCGTCTTCCATTATACCGATATACATAATTTTTAAGACACGGCTGTCAATATTTTGGAATATTTGTGTAAATTTCTCCATCGTGGCGGTGGCGTACACATTTTGATGATTTAAAATGCGCCTACGAAACATTTCGTCGCTCTCTTGGTCGCGCCCGCCTAAAGCATAATATTCATTCGTACATTCATAATGCCCTTGTGGAATAGGCGATAAGGTTACAATAGAGTTTGCCGAAACATTGGTAAAAGAACCTGTGCTCTCACTACGCACTTTTACATATCCATAACCCGTTTCACCAACAGTCAGGCTCTCTTCTATGGCAAACCGAACACCATCATTGCTCACAAATGTATTCACGCCTGCGGTATAAACTGTTCCAGGAGCTGCATAGACCCGAATATAAGTAGATGAACCGAGTGCACCTTTACGGGGTGTAACACCAAACAATTGAGCCGCCCTGTCCAAATAATCCCCTGTTGCTTCTTCTGGAAAAATTTGCGCTTCTACGATAGCAATATCTTTCAACGCCTTTTGCGCTACTTTTGCCGTACCATAAGCAACCCCATTCAAAACGGAATTATCTGTAATATCGGTTACTTTATCCGTTTTATTCAAAAATGTTTCCACCCATAAATTCTTAAGGAAGGAAATTGTATTGTTTACCTTTGTTATCATATCTGAATATTTGTTTCTAAAAAGTTATTTGTAACCGTTTTCGCATTTATTTTCATAAAAATGTTATCTTCTTTACGATACACATCAATAAGATTGACCTGTACCCAACGAGCATCCCGCTGGAACATATTCATGATATGTTTAAACAAAACCGGATATTGAACTGCATTAACGCTTGACCCCGGAATATCGTTTGGTATTCCATAATCATTAAATTCAGGTATCGCTCCCTTGACGCAATGTAATATCGTGTTAAATGCCTGCCGAACTGCCAATTCATAATCAACGGTAGCAATATCATTATTCTCAAACCTAAAGTCAACATCCATATCCCGCCCCAAAATCTTTTCGGAACTTAAATTATCAACAATATTTGGAATATCGTAATTACCAGACTGTTTTATATTAATTTTGAACATACCACCCTCATTATTAGCGTCGTAGTCCTCTTCCTCAACAAAATTGTTTTTAGCAATATCAAACCACGCATTTTGAGGGTCATTACTGCCCAATTCAGTAGCTACAATTTCAAAATTCTCACGGCTTTTTAATACTCTATTCAAAGCAATATTATCAGAAAACTTGCCAATAATTGCCGAACGTAACCAACGTGAAGAATTATTAATAGTCCAAAGTTTTGTTTGACAATCAGTAAACGTATCTAAAAGCTCCCAAGCTCCAATTCCCGTCAAACTGTTTGCCTTTAAAGTGAACAAAGGTTCTATTTCCTGCGCTTGCTTCATAAGGGTTTCTAAACGCCCAAAACTATCATCAACCGATACATTTGTTGCGCCCGTGTAATAACCTACGATTAACGGATAATACGAATTACAAAACAATACAAAGTCTTCAAAGAAAGCCTGAATATTATATCCCGTTAACTGTTTAAATTTCTGTATCGCTTCTACCATAACACCGCACTCCTTATCCCTCTAGTTGCTTTTTCTACGCCACTCGCCAATTCACTGACACCCATTTGAACCAATGACGGCAATAAATTATCCACCAATTCCGAAGAACGGTTTGCTCGGCTCTGTACGGCTTCCAAAGGAGCCAAAGCCATCATCGTCAAGTTATAGTTCCAAATCATATTCTTAGAAACATCTTGACTATACTGCACACCACTCGGAGGGATAGCTACCAGATAACTCTCACCTAAAGCCATATTATAAAAGTAGAGACGCAACGGTTTTCCATTATCGTCTAACCCTACGCTTTTATCACACATAGCTTTCAGTATTTTAAGTATTCCATACCCTGTCTTTATACCCAAATCAAATTCACCAAAATTCAAGTTTAAAGCCATTGTCTTTGACATCACACTGTACAAACTATATTTGCCCGCATTTACAGACAAAGAAGAGCCCGATTGTTTACCTCTTAAGATTTTAAAATTTCTACCGAAAGAACCTTTAATATTTATCTCTTGGGGGGTAAAACTAGGATTTGTCAAAACTGTTACCCCTGCCAAAGACTTCTTGATATTGGTACGGGTCGGCTCTGTTTTGGTTATTGCGTCAGGCAATACAGGAAACACCAAGTAATCAATCATATTGTCTTGGCTATCAGTAAGCTCCAGAGCCACCATGTACACTTCAAAATCATTAGGATACAAACGACTTACCGCCTCTATCCCTATCGAGCGTGCCATGCTAGTCATACTCTGCAACTTATCCATTATAAAACTATTTGCCATAACCTAAAATTTTCTACAAATATAGCAATTAATTAAATAATTGACCCCGGAGCTGTCGTAGCCCCTGTTTGAGCCGTTGCGCTACCCGTAGTTGATACGGCTATACCTGCGGGAACTTCACCTGTCTTAACAAACTTGTCAATAGCATCTGCCAAAGCGTTTGCAAATTTGCTATCATCTATTTCTGTTTCTTTACGCATTTGCGTCATCAAATCTAAGATATCAGACGCCAAACCTGCTTTATTGAGTGCCATAGTTATTTGTTAAAAAATTGTTTTAATAAATTGGTTAATTCAGTTGTCTTTTGAATAGTAGGTGGTAACGGGGTTCCACTCGGACCGACTGCGGTTGAAACAGTTAGTGTCGCAATAGCATCAACAATCTTCGTCAACAGTTCATTTAAACCTGTACCGTCATTCGTAATAGCCAATTTACCCCCGCTTATTTCAATAACTGCTTTCCCTTGGGAAATAGTTAATTTGCCCTTTTCAGCCTTAACTGTGCAGTCCTGAAAAGTGATTTCATCCATACTTTCATTAACTGTCTGCTTATAGGTGCTTTCGCCTGCTTTTATTTCAGTCACTCGTCCTTCCTCGGTTATTTGCGTTTTAACGAAGTTTTTGTCATCGCCCTCACCATAGTTCGCCTCGGTGGTAAAACTTTCCTTATTGACGCTAAAACCCGAAGAATTGCCTGTCTCGCTGTCTGTTACGCTCCCAACTAAATTTTGAAACGCCTTAATTGTGACATCCTTATTGGCTGTGACATCTATACTGCCATTACTAAACACTTCACACACGCTGTCTTCGCTACCAAATGCAGCTATTTTAATACGGCTAAATTCTTGACCCCGTACTAACAGTGTTAATGAACCATCACGGGCGTTCCCTTTAATTGTAACTTCACCCTTTTCCCAAGTTTTTGAATAGTTAATCTCTGCATCGCTCCGAATTGTTACACTATCATAAGAAGATAAAGTGCCCACAATCATCGGTATATTTTGAAAAGGCTGCGCCACCCATACAACAGGAACACCCTTTTCCCCGACTTCTAATGGAAACTCCACATTTGCCAATACTTCTTTAGATACGTAACAATCATGAATGATGTTACCATCTGCATCATCTATAATAGACAATCGGTTTCGTCTAAAACAGCCGTCCACATATTTATTCCTATCCACTCCTTCGGGGATAATAACATACCCAAATCCAGTCGTCTGTTGGGTAGTTCTATTTCTACCCACTGGAGCGACCCCTTGCTTAGATTTACGAATTATCTTTACCATCCTATTTATACATTTGTCGGTTCATAAAGAAATTAAATTGGTCTTCGTTTATACCAAATTTTGACGGGGTGACACTAGAACCGCCCTGTTGCTTGTTATTAGCTTCATTGCGTTCAGTAATTTCCTTTCGCATTCCGTCCAAATTTGCAATTTTAAAATAGGAGTAATCCTTACTGCGAGCAATGTAATCCATCACCATACCTCTTTCCACGGTTAACGTCGTAATACGGTCTACGGCATCGCCTGTAAATGTGGCAGTATTGTTTACTCCGGTAACATAAAACAGTTCGTTAGTCGGAGCCAAACGAACGAATGTACCCACTTTAATTCTTCGGTCGCCATTTATAGTAATAGTTCCTTTCCGAGTAAACGGTAAATAAACAGAAGTTTCCACAACATACAACAAATCATTCAGCAATGCTTGTGATAAAGTTGTCAAACCTTTCGCCCTGTCCTTTTCTTTGCCATACAAATAACTCTCCGACAAATAAATATCATTAATAATACAACGTTTATTTCCGTACATTTTGCAAAATTGTTCAAAGAAAATTATAGGAACTAAAGCGAGCGAAGAAAACTGGCTATTTCCCATCATGCTATTTTGTGGCATTAATCTATACCACGCATAAGCTCTATCATCGTAAGACAACGACAATGCAAATATATCTTCAGAATTTATTGTAATATAATACTTATCCTGACTGATAATGCTTTCTATTGCTTGAGCGGTAAATGGTGGTTGTCTAACCAAAAATTGGTATCCATTACCCCACGTATCTCCCCAAAATTCTACAAAGGGGTCTTGACAAACCTTATTAAAAAAGTCCAACAGTGTTCCCTCTGGGTTCACTAGGGAACGGTCAACAATACGCCTGTCATTCAAATTGTCATCAACGAATAACTCTATCATCTGCCATATACCATTCACATCGGCTTCCATTCCCTTATATTTATCATCGCCTGTTTCAACAGCGTATTTTTTCGTTACCTTTGCGCATGAGGCAAATAAAGAATTATCCACTATCCCAATATTGGACAACTGATTAATAACAAACCAAAGCACCTGTTTTATTTTCTGAAAAGAATACGCAAAGTAATAATCGTATGCGCCTGTAATCATATTGCGTTTAAACCACTCACTCTCAGGGTCACCACCATAAAACCACTTGTCAGGACTACCCTCAACAAATTTTAATGGAATGAAATAACTACCATCCTCTACCAATAGCTTAGTATAATCACGACCCTGTATATTCACAGTGTAATCGTTAGAAAGTGAACTAACTGTCAAGCTAACAGTATCCACCAACGCCATCATATCCCAAATAACATCGCTATTCAGGCTTGATGGTTGCACTTCTGCATTTCGTTCCCCGCCTAAACTCTTATCCACATCTTCTTCCATTCGTAACCTTTCAAACCTTATAAACACAAGGTCGTTATTCTGAACGTAGGTAGTAAACCAATCTCTTGTCAATGAATATTGGGAATTAATGACATTAAACTGTTCTATAATTTCATCGCCATAAGACAACGGGGTCAAATCGGCAGTCGGCAACAAATCCAATGAAAAAGTGCCTACCCCCTTATCTTTGTTAGTGGTACAACTTTGAACCCATGCACTAACATCCATAATCTTATTTAACGCTCGTACATAAATCCAAACTTTTATTTCCAAGGATTTAAACTTAAAAAGATGCCCGATATTATTGCGCTCACGCTTATTTTGTGCTTTACTACTATTAGTATCTGTTAAGTCGGTAAAGGGTGTGTAATCTGGGTCAGAAACAATAAGCTCCATATTTTCAGTATAAAAGGCATTAAAATCCTTTTGTTCCATAAATATTTCTGAGCCTATAATTTTTTGCATTTCAGCGACAATATCTTTGTTCCATAAATAGACAATTGTGCCGTATTTAATGAACGGAGGGTTGGTTTCGCCACCCTCCTCTTTCTTCTTTTCTTCAGGCGTATAAGTTTCCCAAATTCGGGCGGCATTTGTCAACCCGTCTACTTCTAAAGCCAACCAATCCGGACCCTCAAAATCCTTGTCCAACAACTCCAAACGCACAAGGTCTTCCCAAAATTCATTAATAGGAGCTTCTTTAACTGTTTGCCCGTTAATACTTGTAAACTCATACTTCGTAACGGGCATTTTGTTTTTATTATCGTCTGCCATATTATTCTTCTATTGTTAAGTTTTTCAATACTCGGCTCAACGCTTTCGGAGTATCACTTAATATTTCAGTAAAGCTGCGTATGGATTCCATAATTGAATGAGCCCCCTCAAATGTCATGAAAACGGGTATCGGCTTTTCAATACTTTCCAAAACCGCTTTTAGTTGGTCAGCCCCCATAACATTTTCGTACCCCTCAAAAATCTTTCTATTCATGGTTCCAGCCGTTGAACGTTCAGCGTCCCCGACCATTCTTGCGGCACTTCTATCACTATATTGTGCCCCTTGTGTTCTTCCTTTGCCAAACAGTTCATCTTCAGTTATCTTACCTAAATCTGCGTCAATAATATCTGTCATGGATAACTGTGGAAAAATTGCTTTTAATACATGACGCATTTGTTCTCCACCACCTGTCATCTGTCTAATTTGTCCAAAAAAGGCTTTTTGAAGCTGCCCTGTGGGGTCATTAGGCATATCCTCAATCATTGCTTGCAAATCTGACAAATTGCCTTCAGGATTTAATTGGCGAGCGGTACGCAAAAGAAGAGCCTGTGTGGTATCATCCTGTGATATATCATTTCCCATTAACGCATTCTGTACCCTTTCTAATTGCTTCCCTTCCATTCCTGTGGCGTTCTGTATGCTCGTCATGGAACGCACAATATTAGTAGTGTTTACTGAACCCACACGGTCAAGTACACGGTCAGCAATTTGGTTAAATTGTCCTAAATATTCACCAAGAGTTGAAGCGATTAATTGATTGGCATCTGCACGCCCTGCAAACCTTTCAGACAAATTAGCATCAAAAGCACTAATCACTCCTGCACCCGTTAAACCTTGTTCGTTTCGTCTAAAACGAGTAGTGCGTAACACGTCTTCAGCCTGTTCATCAGTAATCCCCCGAAGTCTTTGGGCTAACAATAACTGTTTTAAATCATCATCAGTTGTATTGCTACCTTTTGCCCCTGCACGGGATAAACTTGTGATTTTTTCAGTAAATTCTGTTATATTCAGTCCTAAAACGGTTGAAGCCCAATTCTGAAATTCCTCTTTTGAAATTCCAGCCGCTTTATTTGCTTCTTCTGCACGAGTTTTATCCCCCGTTACTACACGGCTAGTATCACCGCCCTCTGAAACTCGGATATAACTATCCGACCTAGATTTAGGTGCTCCAATTGTTTGGTCAAACAAATTATTATAATTTCCACCAAAACTGCCTGTTATCTGCCGACGCAAACTTTCATTATAGGAAACTCCAAATAATGCAGAATAATCCTTTAAAACCTTATCATTCTGTTCTGCTGCCAAACGTCCGACTTCTGCCTCATCAGCCTTTGCGCCTGTTATACCAAAAGACAGCATATTTAACAATGGGTTCTTACCCACGTTATTTCTACGCTGAAATTCGTTTTGCGCTCCATACTGCATTGCTTGGAACTGAAATTGTTGCCCTATCATCTGTCCAATTCCAAAAAGTGCAGCACCATAAGGCAACAGGCTCATCATCCCTTGTAAGCTAGTAGGCAAACTAAACCCTCCGCCCCTGCCACCTGTTGGAGTATTTGGTTGCTGCGGGGGTTGCAAAGGATTTCCACCTGTTGGATTTGGAAGTGGTGCAGGCTGTGATTCTTCTCCGGGAACCAAACCATTTTGTTGATTTCGTTGGTCTTGTTCTAAGGTTTCGGCTATACGAGTGACATCACTTGAAATTTTATCTAAAACGTTAAGTGCTTTTTCAAAATCGGCATTCCTAATCCCCTGCCCCTCTGTCTTGTCAAACAATGGTCGTCCAGTGTAGGGGTCTATAAGCCCTGTATTGCGATTATTTTGCCCCTGTTGGGTATTTGTTTGCTCTTGTGGATTAAAAGCCGTATAGAGGCTATTACGCTCTTTAAGCAAATCAATCTGTTTCTGTATGGATTGCAATACTCCATCATTAATTTGCTTAAAGTTAGTTTCCATTTGTGCAAGGTCTTCCCAAAGTTCTCGGGCTGCCTGCCTCACTTCTTGCAACGGGGTAGTATCTGCCGACACCCGTATTCTTTTATCCTCCGCCATTTTGTTCCTCTAGTTTTAACATTTCATCAATTTCTCTTTGGGCTTCGTCCAAAAATGCTTCCTGTGTCAATGGCGTTTTAAACAAATCGCCAATTCCTGGAATATATTTGTCTTCTTCTTTAGGTAACATCGCCTGCATATAAAGTTTGTCCTCTTCAAACTCCATAAGCTGATGTATAAAAGAACATTCCCGATGAACAGGGGACATGAATGCAACATTATGTTTACTTCTCCACCACCTGTCCATCGGGAATTTTATATTCCAAGTGTTGACACTACGTATCAACTCCTCTCGGTTCATGACCTCATTGCTGCTTATTTATTTCTGACTTCCCACTTAACAGGTCATTGATTTCTTTAAAGAACGGTAAAACTTTTCCGTTGTACTCATCCCGAATTAACTTGTAATCCCGAACGTCCAAATCGTCAAAATTTTTCACCTTTAAATCCTCAACCAACTGCGGACACAACACCACCAAAGTAGCCTCAATGTCTATCATGTCAAGTGCGTGTTGAGCACTGTTTGCGGGACTCATTACCATAGAATTGTAAAAGCCACGTGACAAACTTTGTTTCATCGCTTCAATTCTGTAATACTGACCCACATTAGGGAAAGCAACTGTGTACTCATGCCCTTTAATTGAAATTTTTACTTCATCCATAATCGTCTTTTATTTAAAGACAGCGGGGATTATCCCGCTGTACTAATTGGTTCAAGATAAATACCGTTAATATCCGTTCCGGCAATTCCACCCTCTTGGAGTTGGAATGACTGACTGTTTACAAGACATCCCTGCAAACGGGCAATCGTATTTCCGGTGTTGTCTACTTCAGTAACTAACTTGCTATTCGCATCTTCACTTGCCACTGTCTTAGCATACATCGTGATATCAAACGCAATGTCACCAAGTACCAAGCTATTCTTTATTTCTGCAATACTGCCAAATTTTTTCAGCATCTTCTGCATGATTGGAGTATTAAACGAAATAAAGTACTGTGAAACGCTCCATTGACACGTGTAAACCACTGCCGGAGCTTCTTGCAATGTCAAAGACCCTAGCCCCTGAACATTCGCACGCTGTACATTTTCCGAAAAATTCAAGTTACGAACGTAACCTGCCACTTCATTATCGATTTTAATGTACGCTTTCGGTGCTGTATATACGTTTCCTCTAGCCATAATTTACTTCTCCTTAGTTACGTAACAAGAATCCTGTAAAGAATATCTTAGTTACTTCGTTATTAATCATTACTTCGTAGGTCACACGGTAATAATCATTTTCTCTAGATGCGACTACGTTTTGGAACTTGGAAATCAAATTATCTTGATTTTCTGTTGCAACTCGTGTCTGTAAGAAATTGATTGTCCACGTTTCCAACGCACCTTTAGAAAGGGTATTAATGTTGACCCCATTTTCATCAGCAAGCAAGTCAATTTCTGCGTTCACCACACACTCTTTATTGAGTTGTGCCAAACACCGCATAAATTGTAAGCTAAAGCTCTGTCCCTTCTTGTTGAATGGGAGCGTATTGTCTTGCAATGTAGTTACACCCTGCAAAATTACAAAACGTTTCAAATACGGATTGTTTGAGACTATAATAAGTCCGGCTTTAACAGCCTTTTCCATCTCCTTTTCGTTAGGTATCATTTGCAACTTGTCACCACCGATTGTCTTGTTAGTAATAGGCACATAAGGCGGTTTTCCAGCCGTGCGACCCACTACCTGACACAAGTTGTAGAATACACCCCACCAACGTATCTTGGAAGCCACCATGTCACTAGCCGTACCAATACCACCGTGAACGATGCAGACATAAGCGTTGTTTGCTTGTTTTGCATAAGCCAGAGAAGCCTCGTAATTGGCACGGCTGTCGTATGCACCAATGAAAACAAACTTGTCAAACTTAGCGTCCAAATTACGATGAGCGATTATTGCCTTATTAGCGGCACTCAAAGCGTTTGCGCCAATTTGGTCAGTCATTACAATGTTGTAATCAACATCGGCAATCTGACTTAATACACTCTCCAAATCTGTATTCGGAGTATAAGTTTCTGTACCGCCTGCGGCTAATTGATAACCATCGGTTACGTCAGAAGCATTCATTTCTCCTGTACCCTTAACAGCCGTCGCATCGTCCAGAACAAAACGTGCCCCAAAGTTTTCGTCGGTTTGTGCCCAATAAATAAGCTCTGCCATCGTGGTACATTCAGGACTTTCACATAACAGGTTTGCGTCTGATTGCTCAACGGTCAACTCATTGTAGGAAAGCTCAACGCCTGTGACGGGGTCTTTGTATAAACCTGTGAATGTGCCCTGCCACAACTTCAGAACCACCGCTTCCGGATTATCTACGCCCGCTTCGGTAGTAAACGCATATCCATTTTTCAAGTAAGTTACACCGTCAATTTCCTCTGTAACACCGTTTGCGTTCAGCCCCTCATCAATAGTCCGGATTACAAACGTTCCGCCATTAGAGCCACCGCCTGTCGCTGTAAATGTCATCTTTGCAGCCTTTGTCGTACAAGCACGCACAAACAACAATTTGCTGATACCCACTGCATCAGCATTGGACGGGTCTGGTTTCCAAAGAGCTTCCGCACATTTCCAATACATACCACCTTTCACAAAGTTGCGGAAAGTGGTTAAATCGTCAAACTCGTAAATCGCGTCAAGACCTTGCGCTCCTTCACCATTTACGCCTGCACCACCACCAAATCCAGCACCATAAACACCCGTATCAATGATAAGGACTGTACCGTAATCCAGCGAACGTGATGCAGTGCTATCCCCAGAAGTTATCGTAGAATAAGCTCCAGGAAGAGTTCTTAATTTTCCATTAAAATAAACACTCGTTGCCATATTATCAAAATTAATTTTTCTAACTAAATTATTTCAGGGAATAAAAATACTCAAATTTTATTCCCCATAATAATCATTCGTCAACTCACTGTCCAACTGTCAACGTTGGTACTTACTGTTAATGTTTCACTTCCGCCTCCGGCTCCAAAGTCCAAAGAAGTAGGTGTCACATCAAGATATAGAATTTTCGCCCTTAACGACCTAGCGGCTGAAACGGTAAATGTGTAATTCTGACTAGAACTTACTTTCATATTCCCCTCATACCAACCATCAAACACGTCACTAGCATTGTTCATTACACATTGTACTGTACAACTTGCTCCGATATTGTATAAGCCACCGCCTGAAACGCTTCCTCTACCTGCACTACTTGCATCCAACGCAACGGTAATAGTTACCGCCTTACTTATACGGTTCGCACGGGCTTCAAATGTGCGTGCCGAGGTAATATTAGCCACACTTAACGAAGGACTACTAGAGACCTTATTAGACCCCTCATACCAACCATCAAATTCGTATCGGTAATTAGTATCTTCTGCCTGTACCGTAGCAACAGAAGCGGCTGTTCCACCATAATTCACTGTTTGAGTAGTAGGCTGAACAGATGATATATAATTTCCGGCTCTATACGCAACAGTAAATGTTGCTGTCGCTTGAGTGATAACAATATCAATCCAAACATTTGGGTCTTGTCCGGAAACTCTTACTGTGGAAACTCGTTGCCCCACATTATTGGATGGAACCCTTATAGTTGCAGAAAAAGAATATAAATAAGAAGCTCCGGGGTCTCCTGCAATAGCTGCTCCGTTTGCTTGGGTTTTCCCATCGGCTGTGTAGGTAGTAGGCAAATCTAATGGAATCTGGCTTGTACCGACTGTTGCAAACGTTAATTTAGGTGAATTACTTGAACCCGATATCGTTAAAGTAGTTTCCCCATTATTTACCGAATACGAACGGGTGGGAATCACAATGGTTTCCCCCATACCTTTTTGTATAACAGTATAAGTCTTATTCCCAGATATCCCAGTCGCTGCACCTGTCACGACAGTAGACCTCTGAATCCGCCCCTTAAAATCAGGAGCGGAATTACTGATTGTGGCATTGCCTTTGCCAGACATCGGGGATACGGTTAACCAACTATCTTTCGCCATATTATTTTAAATTTAACTTACTGTCCAACTATTTACGTTGGTTGTTACAGTCAATGTTTGCTCACCGCCTGCGGCAGTGTATTCCAGTGATGTAGGGGTGACATCAATATACATTGCTTTTGCCACCAAAGAAACATTCTTAGTAGCTGTGAAGCTGTAATTCTTATCACTACTAACTTTTGTATCGCCCTCATACCATCCATCAAAGGCATCATCTGGGCTTGTCAGGTTGCATTTTGCAAGCACTTGGTCGCCCAAATCTACGGTCGCTTGAGCGGTTGCTCCGGCTGCTCCATCATTAATCTGCACCGTGCCTCGGCTTGTGATGTCAGAATTTAAAGCAAGAGTGATAGTGAATGAACCTTGCGCCAAATCTTTTAATAACACAAATTCATTATCTGTGTAGAACGCTAAAGCACTCTCATCAAACTTTCCAGTCGCAATCAACTCCTTCTTCCGCACATAATTATTTGCAGGCACACCAATTTCTTCCGGTGTAATGTTCACCGTATCAGCCGCCTCTTGTGATGTTGCAAAAGAATAGTTCATACTTTATACTGATTTACCTGCGCCCGCCTGTGCGTCCACAAATTTAGTGAATACTATGTTTCCTGTAACGGTATTTATCTTGTCAATAATTGCCTGACCCGTCATTTTTTGCAACACGGCATCCGGATTCTGTTGCAACGTCTGCACATAAGTGAGCAAGTTATCAACTTCTACCCCTGTAAATTTAGACTTGTATGCCATAACCTTTTAACTTTATAATTTTAAAACTCCAAATTGTTCACCATCGGCTGTTTCAAACGGTTCATCGCTGTCGGCAGGTAAAAACGGCTCTCTTAAACCTAATTGAGTAATGCGAAAAGAGGACACTTGTATAGGTGTCCCCTCAGTCGTTCTTCCGGTAACAGTCATCGTTCTGTCAAAGCCGTCATTAACGCCTGAAGAAACAACAGCAACCGCCCTGACGGGCGGTTGTGTTGCACTTGCTTTCTTTACTCTTTTGGTTGCCATTATGATAATGTCCAAGAAGTGTTAGAAACAACTGCATTCGTAACGGCTGCGCCACTTGCTTCCAGAGTAATGGTAGTCTGACCGAATGAGAATTGCGGGTCTCCTGCAGACTGTCTGATAGAAATTTGAGCTGTTTGCCCCCCTTGAGCTGTCACTTTCAATGCAGCGGTCAACTCATTGATAGTTGTATTGGCTGCAATGCCTGTAAACTCAATACTGAATGTAAATTCAGCCGTAGCTCCGGGGTCACCAGAAATTGCTGTATCATTTGAAGTCTGCGCACCACCTGCATCGTACTTCGCAGGCAATGTCAATTTCAAACCACCCTCAACCACATTAGCGGTATCACCATCGTCAGTGAGTTCAAGAAGTGCAAAGGTCAATTTAGAGGAGTTAGACTTACCTGTGATAGTAAGTGTCCCGCCTGTTTTTGGAACTGTGATTTCTGCACCGTTGTCAAAACTTACAAATTCCGGCTTCGCTTTCTGCACAACCGTATAAGTTTTATTAGGAGAAACCCCTGTTGCAGTTCCTGTCACGGTTGTTGTACGTTGTTCACGACCTGTGTGAACTGTACCCGTGTTGGTGATTGTTGCGTTACCTACCCCTGACATTGGGGCGACGGTTAACCATGCTGCTTTTGCCATCTCTTTTTTTTTTGGTTAAACAATTTTATTCGTAAACAAAAGTACACATTATATCTAAAACTGCCTATTCAAGCGTCCAATGAATATCTTGACGAGCATTAATTTCCTGTGTCCCTTTATTAGTTATCTCATTAAGCCAACAATGACTAGAACCAAATGCAAACGGCTCTTCACCGCCCTCAACAGTTAATACCCAATCAGTATTGGAATATATCTTTTGTGTCCCAACACTATCTTCATCCAACCAAACATAAGGGCTACCAAAGACAAAATACTTAGTAGGTTCAGGCGGATTATAATTTGGGTCTGTGCCAATTACAATAGCGGGGTCAATAATGAATTTATTTATCAGCTCCGGTCTAATAATACTTGCATAGCGGTCAATTTCTTCAATTTCCAAATCTATACTTTTTATCAGTATTGGGGTAGGAAACAGCTTATTTTCCATAATAAGCTCATTCGTATTGAACTCAAACTTTACAAATTCCTCTTCCAGCGTATTACGTGCACCAATCAATAACGAATACAGAACTTCGCAAATTAACACGCTTTCCAAACTATTATCGCTAAAGCACATAATTGAAACGCTTGAAAAAGACGGTTGGCGAAAACCCTCTCGTTGATGTTCGGGGTCGCCAAATAAATCTTCTACTGGAAGCCCATAGCCACCAATAGGAGCATCATGCACCTGTTTCCTTGCAGGCTCACGAATTACAACGCACGGAAGATGGCTTTTATCCAACGGGTATTCCAACACCGTGCGTAATTTGCGAGGGCTTGTATTACGTCGCAGAAACAACTTTTTTGCTTCCTCATAAAAATCAAAGTTTCTATCCTTAGTGCCATAAAACATCTGGTATAGAAACGTTTGTTCTTCCGGTAAAGCCTCGTAGTCTGACTGGACATAATTTAACAGCCCGTCAATTATCTGCCTTATTCTTGCAATTATTATCATATCAAATCTGACTTAAAAATTCATCAATTGCCATTGAAGCAACTGTTTCAATTTGTGCTTCGTCCAAAGCCTTATTCATAAACTTATGAGCCTCAAATCCTGGATGTATCCAACTTAATGGGTCACTCGTATCACTCACTCGCCTAAATGTAAAGTAACCGCCTCTATCCTCAGATTTAGTAGAAGATATATTTAACCTCACTAAGCCTTCGTATTTGGGCGATTTATGTGTATAGGAAGGAATAACCCCTTGAGCGGTTTTAAGTTCCGCCCTCTGCCCTAATTGAGCAAACTGCGGGGGAAGTTGGGCTGTTGTTACAGGTGCTCCGGCATTTTGTTTGGCAATGTCATACACTTCTTTAGGTAAAACAGACTGAAAAATTCCACTTTCTGCAACCGCTTCCGGAGTGGCGTGCCTAAATGGTACGGTTAAATACCACCCATTACCAAGTTTCTTTGTTTTACGTTTTGGTGAAGCCGCAAAATACGGCTTTTCGTCATACGCATCTTTTCCCTCTTCCAAAGCTAGTGCCAATCCGTCCTCACCACCTGACAAACCAAATATCACTTCGGTCGGGCTTATGCGGTCAACATACATTGCACGCTTGTATATCTTTCTGGTTTGCCGTAAATTTTTGTCAACTATATCTTCCCATTTGCTAGTATATTCCGTAACAATACGGGAGATAATACTAGCCCCCAATTCCGTAGCCTGTTCTCCTGTTAAAGAAAACTCCGCCACTACTTCACTCAAATCAAGGTGTATTGGTATCATAATCGTTAAAAATTAAACCACTCCCATCAAAATTGGGACGCTGCATATCTATCAGGTGTGACCGCCTGCCTACTGCCTGCAATGGCATTTTAATCACTTCTAAGGCTCCTGATTGCTTATTCGCTTGCATAGAGGCACGAATTTCGTGTGGGGCATCTATAATGTGATATTCTACCCTGTGTTTGTACAGGAAGGACACCCCTGCCCCCTCTGGCACATTTCCAGCCGCAAATTGAACACAATACTTATTGTTCGGAGATACCTCATACACCGTTGGGTCTAACTTATACAAAGGAACATCCGCCCCCATATAAAGAAACACCGCCTCAATATCTATTGGTGCATAAGAAAGAAACACCGCCACAATGTCATCAACCATCGTGTGAGCTACTTTTAATTCAGTGAACCACGCATATTCATCATTTACTACAATACGATTCAAATAGCTAATAAGCTCTTTATCCGTATCTCTTACAGTTATTGCAGCCGTCCCCATCAATTCTGGAGCCCACTGTACGTATTGAGTAATTCGGTTCAGCCCTGTAATTAGTGCTCTAGTTTGTATTGGATTGACATAGAAGTATCCTGAACCGTGGCAATTCTGACATCCCGGCATAGGTGCTCCAGAAGCTCCTTGGCACGGACATCTAATAGCTCGCTCACAGGTAATGTCATACCCGTGAGACCATATTGCAGCGTCAAAATCCTTGGGTCTAAAATAGACGGCAGGCTGACCAAACATATCGGGCGAATTACTACTATTAATCGGTCTATTTCCCATCGTGTATTCTCCTATTTATAAGACGGCTGATTTAATTTCGTCATAAATTAATTTTATACGTTTTACCGTCTCTTTGATTTCACGTTCATATTGAACCAACCTCGCCCCATATCCAGCGTTCGTTGCACTGGAAGTAGAACTAATAGATTGACTTAGACCATCCACACCTAAACTTTGAGCCGCAATACCTGCACCCAATATAAGGTCTCCCGCAATACCTAACGGACCGAACGTTGCTAACTTGCCAATAAGATTAATTAAATCCATAGGCATATTATCCAAGTCAAATCCAGTAATATACTGTAAATCCCAATAATCAGGTATCATCAAGAAATGCTGACTGCCTAACTGCGTAGTCAATCCACTAAGAATAACCTCGGCATTTGCAGTCGCAACGGCTGTTCCTGTTGGCACAATAGACACACGACGCTTATACTGTCCGTAGCTGTTACGGGTATTAGTAAGCCATTGCGTCGGGTAGCTTATTTGCTCCAATTGGTTAAACCGCCCCGTCAACGAAATTGGTCTGTTAACGGGGTAGTTTGTGAATAATATAGGGAATGACTGCCAATAGTCGGCTCGGTAAAAGGTCAACTTTTCAAGGGCGATGAACTGATAACGCAATTTCAAGTTGAAATAATTTTCTACTTCCTGTTGCGCTGCCTGTATATAGAAGCGCATACTTTCGGGGCTGAAACTTGTACCGTCTCCGCCTTGTATTTTAATTCCATACAGGTATATCGCAAAAATTTCTGTCGGGCTTAAAATCATCCCTTCGTTCTTGCGGTATTTCATCGTCAATGTAAGTTGTCCCATAACGATTATTCTCCTTTAGATTGTTCCATGATAAAGTTAATCATTTCCGGCTTTTTGCCGTTCGCAATAGGCGTCATGTCAATTTCTGCCTCTTTAGCAAATTCCAAAATTTGCGCTTTGGTCATCAGCTCCAATTCTGCACGCAATTTTTCCTCTTCTGTGAGCTCTGCTTGGGCTTCTTCCGTTGGAGCGGGTGCTGTTACAGGTTCTTGAGGTGCGCCCTTACTACCGACTTCTTTGATGCGTAAATCGTGCTCCTTTTGATACTCCGATTTCCACACTTCAATTTCCGCTTGGGCTTCTTTAAGCTGTTGCTCCAACGCTGCTTTAATGTTAGTCAGGCGTCCAAGTTCTTTGTTCAAAAATTCTTCTCTGTCTGCCGCACTTGCTTGTAATGCAACCTCTCTAGGAGTTTGAAATGCGGGCTGTGTTCCGTCCTCATACAATCCCGGAAGTCCAAGTGCAAGAGCTTCTTCACCAAATGCGTCTTCTACTTCTGCAATGCAGTTGTCAAACTTTACTCTTGTTCCGTTAATGTTGACAACTTGTGTGCCGACCTTTGCATAAAATAATTTCATAATCTCTTTTGTTTATTAGTTTATAAAATAAACGGGGTGTAGGGGTAAACCCCACACCCCGTCATTATTATACGTATCTTATTGGTTAAACCGGAAGTCCAATTTTACCGATGTTGATGATACGTGCGATTTTTCCTGGCTGATACAATACCGGAGAACCGTAGTTCAATACAGAGAACGAACGACGAGGACCGACAATAGCATAGTCAAGTTTCATCGTACCACCCAATTCAAGGTATTCGTTGATTTCGCTGCCATTGAAGTAAATCAAAGCGGATTTACATCCAGCAATCCAACGGTTACGGTCGTTAACAGTGTTTTCGGCTGCACCGTCCCATCCTGCTGCGAGCTCTGTTTTGCTTACTTCAAAAATTGGATAGAAATCAGCAATGTCCTTAGACACCGGATTTACTTCGGTACGATAGATAACGAAGCAAGTTTCAGGATATGCAGAAGAACCTGCACTCTTGAACTTCAACGCTACTGATTGAGTTGCACCAACTGCTAAAGCGTCAGCGGTCAACAAAGTAGGTTCACTTTCACCATAACGGTTCTTAGCTGTTACAGCATACAGGTAATTACCTGCGTGAACTGTACCGAACTTCGTTTTAGCATCAACGAAAGCTGCTGCCGGAGCTGTTGTATCAGCGATAGGAGCGTTCGGTGCTTTATCAGAAGTTTTGGCATTACCCAACTTGATAGCTTCTGCCCAATCAAAGAACTTGTCGGCTTTTACAGAAACTTTACCGAATTGAGTTTGGATGTCGTTTACAGACTGACCCATAGTTGCGCCAACAACGCCACCCGCCATTCCTACGATAACTCGCTTGCTTTCGTGGAACAGTTTAACATAGTTGTTAAACACAATAGGAGCTGAAACGATACGGTCAATAACACCGTTTCGGTCGTTAACAACAGCCTGTGCAGCATCTTCAACCATACGGTCGTTCAATACTGAACCATTTGCGTTGATTACAGATACGTCACCAAAATAAGCATCCAATACCTGTTCAGATGTCTTACCAAGCAAACCGCCTGTAATATCGTTAATACCCTCTACGTGTTGTGCGAACACACCGTCAAACTCTTGTTCAATTTTGGAACGGTTAGAAGTGATAACCTTTTTGTCCAACTCTGTCTGTAACAGGATAGTTTTGTTTTCAACTTCCTTAGTGTACAAACTGCCGACAACGGTTTTCACAATCATACCCGGATGAGTAACCTGTCCAGTCACACCAGAGAACGCAACTACGATAGATTTACGTCTGTAAATACTGTCGGTTTCTGTCGGGGTTTCGCCTTCAGAATTGAATATACCCACGTTCTGTCCGTATTTGTACAACTGATTGTACTGATGAACGGTACTTTCAATTCGTTGACGTGGCAATTCATTCCAGAATACCAATTGGTCTAAACGGTTTTCCAAATTCTTCAGCACGTAATCCAAGCTCTCAGGTTTCAAACCTCCACCATTATTGAGCTGATTATCGTACTGCATACCAGTCATAAGACCAGCTTCCATCGCTTTCAAAATTTCGTCAGCGGTCATGCTTTCCAACGGATTATCGTTGTTCTGCCCTTGATAATTGTATAAATCCATATTATTTTAATCTTAAAAGTTTCACTTCACGAAATTATTTAACTAGACGCACGCCTTTCTTTTCGTACAGGTATTGTGCAACAGGTTCACCAATAGCACCACCAATCGGGTCAAGAATGTATGCCATTGCATTGTCATTCAATGACTTCGCAAGGGTTTTGTCTTCCTCTTCCTGAATGGATTTAAGTATAAGTTCACGTACCACCAAACGGTCACGGCTTGCACTCAAGGAAGTTTTACCTACTTGGTCTTTGATACCACCGCCCTCGGCAATACTTTTTTCAATGATAGCTTGGCTCAAACCAGAAGTTTTGAAACTTGGAGCTTGTTTACCAAACAATTCAATAGCCGTTTTCATTCCTTCCATAGACTTCTCAATGCGGTCTATTACGGGATTGAAATACGCTTCACAAGTACGCTCAACAATTGCAGGAATAGACTTTAAAATCTCTTCGTTCTGCGTGTTTACTGCACCCAAAATCTCTTCGGACATAGATTTGTAGAAAGCATCCAAGCCCAAAGACTTTGCAATGTCAGGTTTGTTATCACCGCCCATGTCGCAATCTTTCTTGCCTTTACCTTTTTCAAGGTCTTTATCAGCATCTTCGTCTTCGTCCTCAATTTCTTTCTTTTCCTTCTTTTCGTCCTCTTCTTGTTTCTTGTCACGCTTTTCATGAACGTCATCCCCTGCACCCTCTCCGTGGTCATCGGGTCCGTACTGCGTAGACTTAGCCAAGTCAATAGCACCTGTGGCAATCCACTCCGCTACTGTCTCCTCAGAAAAATCACTACTTAATAGCGATTTAACCAAAGCATCTTCTTTTTGTTCTGATGTTAATACATACATAATCTTCAATTTTTCTTGGTTAAAATTATAGCTTAATTTCTTTTCCTAAAAATGTCCTATCAAATTTTCTCTTCAATAATTCGGAATTTTGAATCGATAACTATCCGTTTATCTCCGATAACTTTTTCAAACATAATGTCTCTATCCAAACGACTTTTGATAAGAGAACCCGTAGGAATGAAATCTTGCTCTTGCACACCCTTAACAAAATCTAAATAGGAGTTAAAGTTCACAGGGGTAAACGTTAACGCAATATTATTGATAATTGCTTTCGTAATATGCTTTTCATTCTTGGGGTCACGCTCCAGTGCCTTGCCCTCTATGGACATTCCCGGACGTCGTGTACTGCCACTCTCTTTCATCTCAATACACTTGTCCCAAAAGGCACGGGCTTCGGGGCTTTCTGACCAGAGTTTACCCTTTACCCAAAATTTGTTATTGATGATTCTACCGTCCAATGGCTCGCCAATCCAGAAACGGCTTTTCAGCTCTTTGGCACGAACGGTCAAGTGGTCTAAGTTGAACAACCCGTGTTTTAAGAAGTAATCTATAACGAAGCCATTTGGCTCCATGCTATCTCCTTGATAATCTTCACTGCTGTCGCTCGCAATACCCTCAAAGACCATATTTTCGTATCTCCGGTCATCCCCCCGTTCATATTGGGTGGCTTCCTCAGATTTCATAAAATCAATAGGCAACCAGAAATTAAAATCATTTGAGGTTTTCTTTTTCATGTCTTACAGTTTAAATTCTGGACAAAAATACAAATCTTTTCAAAGAGGCACAAATACCGCATCACCAACGTAATCGGTTCCGTTTTCATTTGCCATTAAGAAATCATCGTTAAGTGTCCGTACTTTCACAGAACCCGCTAACAAACCGCTTCTCATTTTATCAAGTAAAATTCGCATATTTACCTCGTCTCCGTCATACACAATTTCACATTCTGTCAAACGGTTGGTGGTCGGGTCGGACTTGTACTTAGTTTCAAACACTGCAATAGGCTCATCCAGCTTTAAACAACTGTCACCAATTTTTATTTCACTTTCCCCGTCAATGGCTTTCATTACTTGTTCCAAATTCTTCATCGGGTCACGTACAGGTACAATGACTTTTTTCTTTGTCATCGGAGGTGGTGCAGGTTGGGCAATCGTCTTAACGCTGCTATCCATACTTTCAGGCATCAATGGTTTTGCGTCATCTGTTCCAATAGCTTTCTTTAATATGCGGCTAAATGCAGGTACAAACAAATCAGGGGTAATTCTACCCTCTTCAAGAGCCTTCATTAACGGCATAGCAAGAACTTCCTGATGGGGTTGCATCAAAAATTTTGTTACGATTTTTCCTTGGTCAAAAATAAACGGACGCAAAGGTACTTCGGCAGGATTTATCCATTCGTGATAACAATGTTCCATCGCATCGCACGTAACAGGTTGAAATTCGTCAACTGCTACTTGATAATACTTAATATGTGCATCAGCCGTTTTGTACTCCCCCAATTCAAGAACACCCGCTTCAGGTAGAGGGTCTAAATTGGTTTCTTCCTTTAATTCCCGCAATGCAGCCGTCATAAAGTCCTCTCCTGGGTCAACGTGCCCTCCAGGAATACAAACTGTTCCATTAGGCGTAAAATCGGTCACACGATGCAAAATGAGGAGTTGACCCTGCTTGTTAAATGCAAGCACATCAGCATACTTTGTCGGCTCACCTGTAACACTCTTTATAATGTCAAAATAAACCGATTTTGCAAGTGTGCCCGCTTTAAACCTACTACGGGCTTCATCCAACAAATCAATGTCACTGCACGCTTTACCCACTTCATCGTCATTACGTAACTTTTCCATGGACTTAATAATGCGTGCCCGTTCAGAAACGGCTGCTGACACTTCTTTTTGGTGGCTCTTCATAAAGGCGTTATAACTGTCAAACACTTCAGTTCGTTTGCTCTCGGGCAACGTGGCAATATCATCTATGATTGACTTTTGCAACATAAATTTATCAGCCAACTCCTGTCCCAATTCATCAAGCTGTTTCAAGCGGTTCTTGTACCCCTTGTATTCTTCAACTTTTTCTTGGGCTGTTTGCAGCCCTAACAACTTTTTCAGGTTCATACTAAATACTCTTTATTTCCGATTGTTATTTTAACTTTGCTTTTCCTTTCTACTTGCGGCTTATAATCTTTAGGCGGTTCAAACCTACCTGTCTCCTCATTCCATTCGTAACCTTGCGGCAAATAACGCAAATCGCAACGGCAAAACGGATGAACGGGATGAATGGTGGCTTTCCAATCACGTACTTTTACCCCGTAATTAGTGCCATTAGCAAGCAACGTAGAAAGTTTAAAAACACGAGGTTTACTTCCAACTCCATTTGTTAGAAACAACCTGATGCAATGTTTGCACGCTCCGGGAAAAACATCAAAATATACCAACGGGTCAGGGGCTAATGTCATCATATATTGCGCCTGACCCATGTTGTACACATCCTGACATTCTGTTTCCACGATACGCCCCCAATCTCTTTGCCAATCATTCATCTGATTGGCAATATTGGAAGTAATTTTCTGGACAGTACGTTTTTCCAGTGTGCCATCAGCTATTTCTTTAGCTAGCATCTCTTCACCCTTTTGGCGTGCCGCTTCTTGTGCTGCAAGGTAGTTTATCTCTTCTGCGTCTATAGAAGCCCTTACATCATTTTTAAGCCTCTCCCCTAGCCCCTTTATGTGAGTGTATGTTTTCTTAGCGGCTATACTATAAAAAGCCATTTCCCTCGTAGTAGGAGCAAATAAGCCCATATTTGCCAGAAACTTCTCAAAATCAGTATAACTCATTGACCGAGACGCCTGCGTTCCAATGGCAGCCGAAACACGACCAAATAGAAAGGCTTGATAATGGGACGGAAACTTGGGTATTAATTTAACCAAGTCCACGCCCCTGTTTTTCAGCATTGTCAAATCTGCCTGCGTTAAGTAGTCCTTACCTAGTGTTTCCGCAACCATCTTCGCCACTGCTGTATCAATAATACCTAGTATCTGTTTTATGTCTTTTTCTGTAAACAGCATTATTTCTTCTCCTTGGTAATTGTCACCATTTCTTCCACTAATTCACCAAACACCCTGACAGCCGAAAACGAATTTTTAGCCTTGTTTTCATACTTCGCCTGAATGTTTGGATAACGTAGCGGGTCAACGTGATGTTTTATTCTTGGTGAAACAGCCCTTTCCATATCAACTCCTTCTGCCTAATTGTTTGTCAATAAATTCTAAGGCAGTGCCTAAAATTGGATTGCCATTTATAGATTTCTCCATAAATAACTTGTCAATTTCTTTATCAGCATCTGTCTTGTCTTCTTCGGCAATATCGTTCATATAGTCACCACCCATCATCTTAGCACTTTGCGCCTGTTGGTACACGCTATTAAGTATCGTATCCTTTTCAGGGTCAAACGGACGACCGCTATATTTCTCAAACATGTCCTCAAGACAAACAAAACCGTTCTGTATCTTCTGAACGTCTAACTTAACTTGTGCTTCCTCATCCTCAATTTCAATACCCGTAAAAGCAAACTCTAAACGGTCGTCAATTTCGCTAATTATGTACTTATTAATAACGTTCTGGTAAAATACCAACAACGGGGTCAAACCTTTCTGTTTAGAATGGTCTAGACGCTCCTTTTGTCCCTCTTGTCCGAATATACGTGCTGCGTCCTCAAACTGAAAGCCCAATTCACTCGGGTCCATGCGATATACGGCACATGCAATCACTAATAGGAATTTCACCCATTCAGTAAACTCCATGTCACGGTTATTCTTTTGTAAGTCAATCCATTCAAGGTCTATGCCTTGTACAACGGGTATTTTGTGAGAATTGTAAACGGTAGACATTGTTTGTTTCCAATCCTGTCTAAACTCGTTTAACGTTCCTTGGTCAATATTCCCGTTCTTTACATTAATAAAACCTTTCGGCTGACTTCCCTGTTTAAAGAAGTTTCCGTTATACTGCATACCCCACAATATCCACGTAACAATTTCTACCAATGTTTCCAATTCACTACATCCGTAGCCATTCTTGAATACATTAGTTGTCTTATTACGTATGCCATATCCAAGCTCCCAAGGATAAAAAGCTACATATTCCCCTGTAACAGGGTGGCGAATAATTTGCCCATCCCATACCATAGCATAACGGGGAAGATACCCATGCCATCGGAACTGTTCAAACATTTGCGCATAGCGGGGGTCGTTCGTATCTAGCTGCCGAATTAACGCACCATCCACGGCACGAAACTTCTTTAACTTCAAATCGCGACTACGTACTACTTCAAAGCACATTTGGTCTAAACGCAAACTATCGTTTAGCACCTTGCGGGTAAACTCCTGGAAATTATCTTCACAGTCCCACTTCTCATTTTCCCCGCCCTCTTCCAGAAACTTAACAATGTAATCAACAATTTTCTTGTCTTTATCACTAAGTTCCTTTTTATTCTTATCACCCACTGACCCCGGAGATTGTTTATAACGTATCTGATATCCGGGCTTCTGGTCATCATTACTGTATTTGAGATAGTTTTGCACTTGCTCAATACGAGTATTGATAATGGATTTAATAATAAAGATATCGCCCATGCGATTGAGCGTATTAAAAGAAAAGCCCGTTGCAGGGTCGCGATATCCTTTACCATTGAAACCAATTTCAGACGGGTTCCAAAGAATTGATTTTATTTCAGGTTGGGGAAGTTTGCGTCCGCCTTTTTGCTGTGCTATAAAATTCTGAGCCTTTAGCACCTCTTCAAAATTTTCAGAGTTTAAAGACTTCTCTAGCCTGTTGCGTAGGGCTATCGGAGCGGCTGACGCTAATGCGTTCAGTTCCTCCATACTAAGACCTTCCAATGCTTCAAAGGGAGCCTGTTGCGTGGCTCCCCGTTGGGCTTGGTTCAGTCTTTGACGTTTCCCTCTATTACCCATAATTAAATCGTATTAGGAGTGACAAATACCTTTGCTTCGTATGTACGGTTATCGTAAATGAATTGAATTGTAAACCAAGTCACCGCCTTTGGATTGTAAATGGTCAGGTCACGTACGATGTCAAACATAATGTACTCCTTCATTTTAGAAGTAAGCACCTTACCATCTTCGCTGACAGTGCCGACACTTTCAGGCACATTTTTAAATGAAAGTTGTGCATCGTCTGCCCAAACTTTAACCTGATATTCATCGTCATCTGCCCCCTGTTTGTTAAACTTAGCCACCAACCACGGCAAAACATCTTTGCTAGCTGAATACGGGTATTGCTCAACATAAGAAGCCGGAACTACACTGTTGTAAGTTGCTTCGTTATAAGCGACACCAAGTTGCAAACCAAAAATAATTCCCTTCGGCTCAGGTTCACCACCTGTAAAGTCAGCACTTTCATCAATGATGAGTGTACCACCCTCGTAACACTCTACTTTACATTCGCATCTTTTAGCTGCATTCAGCATTTCCGGAATGCTTACTGTATCACCCATCTTAAAAGCCAATCCAGCGTGTACCAATCCACCGTAATTCTGACCGATAAGACCTGTCACCATAAAATTATTGATAGCCGCTAGACCATCGGTTTCAACGGTTACTGTTTCTTCACCTTTTGAATAAACATATTTCTTCATCTTTTCTATGTTTTAGTTCTACCTTTAAACGGTACAAATGTATAATAAAAAGAGTAAATTGGAAAGCCGCTAGTCCTCGTCCTCTTCCTCGTCAGGATTCGCACGCCTCATTAATTCATGAGTTTCTTTATCCGTGGCGTATCGGGCTTTACCCAATTTATCAATCAGTACATAAATAGAAAGTCCGACATTTATTTCACCTGTCACACCATCTGGAAAAGCAAAATAAACTACATAATTTTTGTAGTTTTCCAACTTAATCAATTCAAATCCTTCTATTCCTCCTAGGAACTTCGTGGCTATCGCCCGAGTTACCTCTTCTGTCATTTTACTCATAATGCATTGCGTAATCTTTAACAATATTTGGTTTAATGAGTAAATTATCTACTCGAATTATCCTGCACAAATATTTAGGACTAACCTCGTCCAATAATTCTATCATAGGTACATTCTTCCCATTTTGAGGGTCGTAAAAGGTCAAATTACCGTCAGCGTGCCTTTCAGCGGTTATTATATGCCCCGCACTATCCTTACCGCTAACCCATCCATAAGAAAAATTATAACGTCCAGTCTCTTTTGTAGCTTCTAAAATATTTTTACGTAAATCCGACTTTGATTTCTGGCTTTTTCTAACCTTAATTGTTTTATTATCTGGAGCACAAGTTATTCTCACAACTTCGGGTTGCTGTCCAGTTAGCGGGTCTATCCATGCAAAGGTGCAATCCCTCGCCATTGCTTCTTGTGTAGAACTTGCTTTTGGCTTAGCACCCAAATCAAATCCTCTTAATCGCAATTCATGCACTACCACACACGTTTGACAATTTACGCCATAAAGTTTGTTAGTACGAAATTTAGGATTTCCACGCCCCTGATTAGCTTCCTCAAAGCTCATCGGTTTGCCCTGTTTTATCCCAACATTCTTAGAAATATTCTTATTGTTTTCAGCAACCTGTTCTTCAAATGCTTTTGTGCGGGCTGCACTCATATCTTTAGCTTGAGCCCTATCAGCCACACTTTCAGCAACTAGCTCAAATATCCTATCAAATTTTTCTTTTTCATCATTTGAAAAATTCTGTTTAGTGCGCATGTCCATATCCATAGATAAAAACATCCTTATTTTATCAATCAGGGCTTTAGGAGAACTCGTATATTTATCAATACGCATAAACCTACTTGCATCCCCAGGATATTGAACCATATATTCTTCCTCCCCATCTACTTTAGATATAGTTGTTCCAGGAAAAAATGCAGAAGCCATTTCAGCCACTTCTTTAGGCTTAGTAAAAGCTACTTCCCTAGGCTTTGTTTCCATGATATCCGCCCATGCGTTTCGAACTCTGGTGTAAAGCTCATTAAAGGATTCGGGTTTCTTGTACTCCTTTTTAGGCTCCTCCTTTGCGGGTTCGGTTTTAGGTGCAGGTTGTTCCTCCTGTTTTTCCTCGGTTTTAGCCCCTCTACCCCGACGGGCTATTTCTGCCTTAACCGTCATAATACTGTACAGGGCTTCGGCTCGTTTTGACTTGCTTAGATTGTCAAAATTTTTGTTAAACTCTGCAACCATACCCTTTTCCATGTCCTGCAAAGTTTTGTCACCGATTTTAGCTTTGTCCTTCCAAGCCTTGTCAACCTCTGCCCTAATTTTATTAGAAAGATATTTCTTAAGATTAACCTTTCCGCTTTGAGGCATATCGTCAAACTTTACACGGGTATATGTTTCAGGCTCTTCAGATTGAGCTTTTGGCTCTTCCTTAGGAGTTTCTTCTTTCTTTCCAGTCTGTTTTGCAGAACCCTCTGTTTTGCGACGGTTAATTTCCATTTCCGTCAGTTTGGCGGCAATCTTTGCGGTCGGGTTTGGCTTGACATTTGTCCTAAGAGCTTCTAAGGTGCTTTCCAATACCTTATCGGGAGCATATTTAAGCAAATCAGAAATACGCTTTTCCACATCTTCTGTACGTCTACCATCCTTAATCCTACCGCCTAATATGTGCCCCAACTCATTGATTTCCTTATGTAATTGGTCAAGAGTTAATTTGCTAGGGTCAACAGTTTCGTCTTCCTGCTTCTTACTGCCATATTCTTGACCTACACGATGAAGCCGCCTGTTCTTAGCGTTGTCTTCATACCGACCGTGGCGTGATTTTTCTATATCGTCCATATCTAATCAAAATTAAAGTGGCACTACAAAGATAAACATTTAAAACGAATATCCCAGATAGTGCCACCGAAATTCTTAAATTATTTCCAATCTTCCGGTAACGTTGCCTCTTTACCCATTTCTTTGGCACGCTTCTTTATCCACCGTTTAGCGGCTGCGGGGTCTTTAGCTCTACCGACACTACGTATGGCGTCCTTCAAGTCTTGTTCGTTACGAATAGGAAAAGAACCATCTGGCATGGCTTCGCCCTCTTTGGCTAGCTCTTTACGTTCCTTTTCAGGAAAGTAATGTTTATTCACTGATTTCATTAATAAATCTTCCATTTTTCTTAATTTTAGTCCTCGTAATATTCAAGTTCCTCTAAAATAGTATCCCAAAGTTCCTTTGCGGCTTTTTCAGATGTAAGTGCCCCAAACTCAATTCCTTCGTCGGCATCACCAATAATAATTTCTCCCTGCCCATCTTCATCAATTTCTATATCAATAGGCACGCCTCTAAATTTCTTGTGAGCGACAACACTTGGGTAATCTTCATCACCACCTTTCTTCCATTTTAAATTCTTAAATTTGCTTTCAAAGAAAGATTTGGATGCTTCAGAGGGTGTTACTTCACTTTTTTTTATCGTCACTGTCTGCCTTTCCACCATTGGCAACACGCACAAATTCCTCAATCTTTTCTTTCAGCATGTCCAAGCCTGTATATGCGTGCGTCTGACTGCCTGCTTCAACATAATATATCGGCTTGTGAGTATCTTCGTCGTATGTGCCACGGTTCACAATAGTAGCTTCGTGACCGTCAATGGTAATTTTCTGATAGGCGGCATCTTTGTGAATATCCTTAATGCTGTCTATCTTCAAAGGATTTTTCTTGGAACCCGGATTAGGCTCTTTCTTTTTCTTTTCAGCTTCTTCGTGCAGCTTTTTATCACCCTTTTCACCGCCTTTACGTTCGTCGGCTTTTGCGTGCAGTTTTTCGTCGCCTTTTTCACCACCCTCTTTTTCTTTAAGTTTGGCGTATTCAGCATCGTGTTCCTTTTCCATGCGGGCAATGGCATCCGTCATACGTTTTGCCTCTGCCTTATCTCCTCTCTCTAAGGCTTCTTGTTTGCGTTTTCCTAGGGCGGCATATACTTTGCCATACTTAGCGTCCAACTTTTCTATTTCAGCCTTTGTATCGCCCACACGCTTCTTTTCTTTGTCAGTTTCTTCTGTGCCTTTGCCCTCACGCTTTGCATAAGGTTGACCGACACGGTGCAGTCTACGATTTTCAGGAGTATCAGCGTAACGCCCTGTTCTCATGGCTTTAATAATGTCTTCGTCAATTTCCTCGCTTTCCAAAGACTTCATAAAATCCGGTGACGGTACAAAAGCCTCACCAACACGATTCAATTTTCTGTTAGTAGGGGTATCGGCAAAAACTCCGGCAATACCTTTCAACAGCACGCCATCTTCTGTCTTTTCCCAATTCACTTGTTCCGGTCGGAAATAACGTGTCACCTCTTTACCATTCTCATCAATACAAATGGCTTTTTGCAAGAAAGCAATGTCAGCCGCAAACAACTCCTTTTCATCAGAAGTTAATTCATTCTTCATGCTTTTCTGCAAGCCATCTTTGTAGTATGCAGCCACCTCTTCAGCGGTAAACACTTCATAACCATTATCTGCGGCTACCTGTTCAAATGTAGCCAAAGAAATTTTCTTTTCCATATTTCTGTTTATTTTACAATTAATACAATTAGTGAACCAACCCAAAATAAAACAGGCAATGTCATTCCGGCTAGTATGTCATACCAATCAAACGCACTACCATGTTCTCTGTCCTTATATTCTGCTGACGCCATAGCAACCAATACAGTTCCAGAGGCTAACAGCAAATTCGCAAACCAATCAACAGCAACCACCGCACCCGCCAACAAAAAGACGGCTAAAATAATACCCCCTGTTGCAGCGTGTTTATAACGGTTACTCTTTTTATACCATTCAATTATCTTTTTCATTACTTCTTAAATATTGGATGATTAATATCAATAAGAATATCTAAAGCAAACAAATTCTTCAGCGCATTAATGCTCAACATATCAATTGTCTTGGAATAAAGCATAAGTTTGTAGAATATTCCTTTCCAATAGTTATTAGTAACAGCCCCAATAACTAGCCCTTTAGTATCAATACCTGAACCCTTAATTATAGGAATTCCGTTGTAACTTTCTGTTGTTTGATAAGTAATGTTTTCAGGTCTATTTACTCGCTCAACATTTATATACCCACCAAAGGACGCACTTCTGTAATAAGTGTCATTAGTTATTTCGTACTCTAGCATAAATGCAGATTCACTTATTGGGGTACTAACAACACCTTTGTGAATAAAGCATTCATTCATAGGATTATCCTTATTCGCCCATACCCTTTTAGCAATGGCAGTAAAATCAGTAATGGCTAGAATATTTAAATTTTCAAGATAAGCGGTTTTTCCATTAAATACGAAGCCATTTTGATATTCCGGAATCTGGGTGATGGTAACACTATTTCCAATACCCGGATTACCAAAACCACAAAATCGACCAGAGCCGCTATACAAGGTGTTATGTGAAGCGGGTAATACATTCACCCCATCTACAATTCTAACTGATTTAGGAAACCCAGTTTCATCAATATAGCTATAATCAATATCGGCTCCTGTTTTAATAACCTTAAACGAAGGAATGTCAGGATATTCTTTACCCCCTACGTTATAATACAGTAGCATAATATGACTTATGGCATTTTTACAGTCTATCTTACTACTTGTTATAGTTGAATTACTACTGTTCCATATACTAGTATCGAGAAAATCAACTTCGTACTTTCCGAACCCGCTATCCAGTTTAAAATCTGCATTTTTCACTGAAAGAGCATTGGCTACGTCCTTACTCACTTGTTCAGTAATAGCGTCCCTATCGGGGTCGTCATTCGTTTTGCCAAAGCAATCCCAATAATATTCAGGCTTCTCAACGTAACCGCCTGCAATACCCACAATATCGTTCAAATCTTTAATTTCTTCCTCGGGGCTTATTTCGGGGAAAGACATGAACGCAAATAAAGCCATTTGAGCATAGTTAATATTTGCATTAGAAAAACCTATCCTGGGACTAAGAGTGCCTACCCCTAATTCTGGGTCATATAATTCAATAATATTATGAGTTATATTCCTTAATTGACTACATTCAATATGGTTGTTGAGTACACCATCAATATAAGTACTGCCTCCTACATTTCTTCCTCTATATGCAATAGCTAAACCACCGACAACGACTGCGCCATTATATATGGCAAAACCTGCGTCGCCTCCTCTTTGGTCGTATAATATAGCATCCCCGACATTACTCTGCCAATTTACTTTCATCAGGACTTGTTTACCTCCATGTTCCAGTGCAGGAATCGTCATGCAGTTGTTAACCCCGTTAAAGCAAATAGCTCCTTCGTATTCTCCGATTTGTTGAATAACGAGATTAGACCAATCTAAATTAGCACCTTTTGTTATTCTAAATCCACTTGAAACAGTAATTAGTATATTATCAAAAGATAAATCATTTCTACCGTTAGATAGTTCTATAAAAGTGTCAGCATTTACTCTAAAGTTTAATATACCTCCTTCTGGAATACCTGTAATATTAACACTAAAACTATTCAATATAGTATTTGCACCTTTGTAAGCTACCCAACTGTTTGTCGGATTAAAATTAGAATTAGTTTTAATAGTATTATCGGTCAATATTGCTCCGTTGTATACTCCCCAAGTAGTAAAGTTTTCTACATATCCATTAGCACCACTCATTCCAGCGAATTCAAAGTTATTGAATACACCGTGGTTGCCGTGCCCACTCAAGTCAGGCTGATGTCCCAAGTACTTATAGCTAGAATTTGGTATAGGCAGAATCTGATTACTTAATATGCAGTTAGGCTCATTAGATAGCTTACATGTCGCTGTACAAGTAAACACCATTTGTTTTTCAACAACATGTGCAGTGCTAGGCAAAGGATTTCCATTTAATTTAGCATTACTAACAGTATATAAACCTTCCAAAAGGTTAGCATAGGCAACTCCTTTAGTTCTAGTAATAGTACTTCCTACTTTTGCTTTACCACCCCAAGAAATCAAATTACCATTTTCGTCTATAAATTCAAAGAACAGTGGGTACGCCTGTACAATATCCTCAAACCTAATATATTCATCAATAGCGATGTTTATGTTTTGTGGGGATTTGTCGGGTAAAGTACCATTAAAAGTAAACCTATTGCCATTGATACTAGGAGTCCCCAAAGACACTCCATTTACTGTCAAGGATGTAACTTCGTCTGCTGCACCCTTCGTTGTTATGGCAACCCTTAATTTAGAACTAATTAAATAATAATTCTCTACAACAGCGGGATAAGTATTAATATAGAAATCTACTACTTGATACTCTGCATTACTTTCCACAACAGGGTTCCATTGGACGTAGTTTTTATCTACCCCAATCGTAACCGTTAAAATTTGCGGGCTGTAACCAGTTAAGGTTCCAGCAATGTCGTATTCTGATACACCATTTTTACCGATTTGTATGCCTGTCATCTGGGAACTCACCGCCTTACTCACTTCATAATAAGGCTCGGTCGTAACAATGCGTATCATTACTCTTTGACCAACAGGCAATATCTCACCGATATTAAGTGCCTGCCAACCTGCACCCTCCACAAATTTAAAGTACTTAACTTCTTTATATGGCAAATTACTTTCAATAGTCGGATTCCAAGCTACTTCTTTCGGTGGAGGGGGAGCTTGTTCTCCTTTCCGACGCCTGAACGGTATGCCAATCGCCTGACCATGTACCATCTTACCAACCGATATTAAAAGTTGCTGTCGTTCCGTCTATATAAACCTTATCCACCAAGTAAAGCATCGGTACGCCTAAACTAGCGTCTACCTCTACTCCGCTGATAGTGTAATCCTCAAAAGCGGGTGCTCCAGCCAAATGTACTTTGATATCCCCGCTTGTTAGCGGAATAATCAAAAATCCTTCAGGCTGTTGTTCCTTGTCAGGTTCAAAAGTTGCAGCCGTCAAATCTTCTGTCGGTGTACCCACCGCAAAGGCTCTCTGTATGGTTGTCGGGCTTGGTATTCCGCCCGGATTAGCCAAACAAGTCTTATAGAGAAATCCAAAAACTTTTTGAGTAACTGTTTTCATATCTGTATCTTTTTAGTTCAAAAACAAATTTATCGCTGTAAAGATACGCAAAGTTTAACTAATTCCTAAACGTCTAATCTAATTAGGGAAGAACGGGCGAGATTGGGGCTTTGCGCCCCCTGCCCCAATCAATGTCAAATAAAAACAAAACAAATCTTAAAAATTCAAACAAGACAAATGTGAGATAAACCTAAAGTCAATGTCTGTATAAGCCTAGTTACCGGAGCCGATAGTGCCACAGATGTGACGCTCCCAATTGGCTTTTAACCCTTATACGCATCATCGTGGTGTCATTCCATATTTCCTATCTGTCCAGTCCTCATGTCCATGCACGCCCCTCACATGCACGTGCACAAGGGGTTGGGAAGAGCCTCGCGTACGCACGTCAATCCCAATCAATTAATTATCATGATAATAAAATATTATTTATTTACTAGCTC